CTTGTTGGGCTTGTGCATCTTGAGCAGCTTCAAAAGTCCAGCGAGCTGACAATTTACGTGTCTTAGCTTCAACTGTTTGTTTCAAGATTTGAATGCTTAGTTTGTTACCTGCTACGCCTTCTAAAGCTGATGTAGCAGAAGCTCTACCTGCGTCTGAACCAGAATAACCTTCAGCAATCTTGAATGGGCTTAGTGCCTCTTCGCCAGCTGTTGTAGATCCACCTGTTGTTCTGCTGAGTGTATCAGAATAGCGAACACGTAGAGTGTGGATTTGACCAACTGGGCCAGTCATTGGTTGTACACCAACTAATTCGTTAGCAATAACGGTTGGCATTACACGTCTGATCACTGGAAGGATCACACGATTTAGGGTTGCTACGTTACCGGCGGATGTAGCACCAGCGGTGGCACTTTCTGCGAGATACTTGCGGGTATTCTCTAGAGTGGTTGCCATTACTGAACGCTTGTTACCTTGAAGACCTTCTAATAGGGCCTCTTTAGTCTCCGACCAGCGTGACTCGAGTAATTGTGACATTATAGTTCTCCTTAAACTTTTAGTCCCGCAAGCCTGCGGATGTCAAATATCTCAGCGGTTTTTTCTTCTTTACCGCTGGATTGAGGTGCCTGTTTATCGCCTGTAATTTCTTTGCCTTCTGATAGTACTTTCTTCGCCGGTGTACCGCCATTCATTACTGCTGGTAGGTATTTGTCGAAAGCTGTACGTAGCTTTTCTGTTTGTGTTGACTCAAGTAGACTTCCCATTACTTCACGTTTATCTCCAGTCAACGGTCCTAGCAATTCGCTCATAACTTCCTTGCGTTGGTTGTTTTCTTTGATAACACGTAGTTCACGATCTTTTTGTGCTACTTGTTCTTGTGCTTCTGCAACAATCTTTACTGCTTCTTCTAATTCGGCTTCTCTAGTCAGCATAACTTTAAGAAGTTTTGCTGTTTCAGATTTCTCATTTAGATGACTTGCAGCGTATTCGCTTGCGAAGCTTTCAAAAATCCTGCGACCAAAGTCGTTTCTACGAGCTGATTCAATGTCTTCCTTGAGCTGAGTCATTTCAGAACGTAGTCCGTTCTGCACTGTTTCTGCTACTTTTGTGGAAGCTGCTGTGATAAAATCTTTCTTGAGATTGTCAAACTTAGCTCTGCTTTCGCGTACTAATTTTACTTTAGTTTCGGCTAGGTCTTTCTTATCTGTGTGGAATTCTGCGATTTCTTTCGCCAGGGCATCCACGATAAAGGATTCTAATTTAGCTACATTGTTTGCAACTGTTTTGCGATCTTCGTGTAGTTCTGCCAATTCTTTGTTAAGATTATTAAAGATGAATGATTCCATTGCTTTGGAATCGTCTTTCATTTTCTTAGCATACTTGGCACGGGCTTCGATAAGTCCTTGGCGATCTTCTGCCAATTCACCTAACTCTGCCTGTAGACGGTCAGTTAGCATAGCTTCTACAGCTTCTACCATTGCGCCTTTGTCGTGCTCATACTTCTGAGCAAATTCTTCACGTAGTTCAGCAGTTACTTGGTCACGGCTTTCTTGAATTCTGCTTTCCCAAGCTGATTCAATTTCCGATTTGATTTCTTCGGAAATCACATTGTTTTCAAACAATTGTTTTACGATGTCTAGCATGTGATTCTCCTACTGGGTTATTTGAGACCCCTGATGATTTTCATCAGACTCTCTGCTAAGTATTTCTGTGCCTTTGGGTCGCCTTGGACTTCCTGTGCTATCTGGTATGCCTTATAACCGCCTGTGTTATTGATTAAGTGTTCGTATACTGGTGTAGGGTAAGCGCCTGGGGCACTTGGCTGTGCTACAATGTCTACTGTAATAATTTCAAAACCTTGTACTTTTCCGCTGCTGTCAACTTCGCCGGATCCCCTGGAGCTTACACCCAGTTTAACTCCCGACTCTAACATGGTCTGAATCAACTGACCCATTGGAGTTGGGAGGATTTTAAGTTTTCCGTAGCCGTTAGGACCATCCATCCACATCTTGGTTATCATGTGACTCACACGATCAAGATTGATTTTTAAATCCTGAGGATGATCAACTTCTCCAAGAACGGAGTAGCCACCAGCGATCTGTTCATTGAGCGTTTTGACAGCCCTGCCAATTTCTTCAGAAGAGTAAACACGCTGATTTGCATTACGGATGTCTCCTTGAATGCAAATGCCGTTTAGATGCAGCGACTTTCTGCCGTCGCTGCCTTCGTCGCGCTCCAAGACAATCTTAGCCTGGTCAAAACTCAAATGTTCTGATAGAGTAGTTTTCACCTTTGTCAAGTCCTATTACCTACGACCACGGAAAAGACTTTGCTTGTTGTCAGCGGATTCTTTTGAACCTGCTTTTTCAGCACCGTGTCCTGGCTCTTTCTTAGAAAACGCATTACCGTTCTTAGCACCAGGAACATTAATATTACCTAAATTGTCTTCTTTAGCTTTGTTACCTGCTAGGCCACCTGCTGTACCTTTATCACTTGTGTCTTCTTGACCAAACTTTAAAGATGCACCGCCCATATCATTCTTGCTAAACTTTAGACCGCCGCCGTTGCCGTCAGCTTTTTCAGCAGCGCCTTTCTTTTCTGCGCCGTGACCTGCTGGAACTTTCTCAACATACTCACGTACAGTTGCTAGGTCCATGTCGTCTTTCATTTTTTCATCGCCCATGTCGCCCATGTCGTCCATGTCGCCCATGTCGTCGCCGCCTTTGAGTTCGTCAAATTTAGCTTGTAGTTCGTCAACAATGCTGTCTAGATCTTGGAAAAGTTCTTCTTCAGATTTTTCTTCACCTTCTTCGTCATCCATTTCTGCATCTAGATCACCTTCTAGGTCATCAGTAGGGTCTCCGCCCATTGCAGGCATTTCGTCATCGCCTTCAATGGCAATGTCTTCAAATTCTTCGTCGACTTTGTCTTCGTCGTCTTCTTCAGAAGATTCTTCTACTTCTTCTTCATCTTCGTCTTTTTCTTCTTCTTCAGCGATTTCGCTGTCGATTAAAGATTCATAAATTTCGCGAGATGCTGTAACAACATACTCGTGGAATAATTCTTCTGCTTTAGCTTGATCGTCGTTGACCAAATGCTCAAGCATCTGTTGTAATAATTTATTGTCGGCCATGGTATTCTCCTCAAATGGTATGGGCTGTTGTATATTTAACACGGAGATTACAAACCGGTGTTAAATGGTAGTTTTTTGATTGATTTGATCTGAATATATAGTATCAGGAAAACTTCTACTAAATTCGTCGTAGGTGATATGACTTAGGTTAGGTAACGTAGGGCCTAGCTTATCTGGTATAAATGCCCCAGGTTCTATTACCCTAAAAAAATGTGTGTGACGGAATTCTTTGATTACTTTTTCAGTTTGGCTTAACCAGTTTCCGTGGTATGTAGCTGCGTCTGTTGATTTTTTATAATTGAATGTATCTGCGTACACATTGTTAAATTTACCATTTAATCCCTGATAATCAAAACCAAAAATATAGATGGTCTTGTGTTCTTGGGTAGCTGCAAACCATAATGCAGTGGGTCCTGAGCTCCAGCCTTTATGGGGGCTAAAGAAGTTTATATTGTGTTTGGTTTGTATACCTTTGTTGGGATTTGTCCAGACCTGATGTTTTTTGTGGTAGCCGGATTCAATGATTTCGTTGACCATCTTTACATCTACAGCTATTAGATAATTTGGTTCAAACTCACGATATTGTGCATTGCACCCGTAAGTCACACCTTTGGTCATTAGAGAACGAACGTCTAGACACTGTCGGCTGGTGCCGTTGCCTATAACAAATCCAGGATTATTGTGCAGGTGCTGCTTCTTCGCCAACTGGAGTTCCATACATTTGTCTTATAAAGTCCAGTTCAGATTGAGATTCTAATTGATGTGCTTCGCTTTGAAGCCTCAGTTGATTGATTTGACGCAGTGTAAGACGTATCTTTCTAGTGTCTTTTTTGTCAACAACACTGCTATCTCTGCTGGACTCGTATCTGCGATCTTGAGCAAAGTCGTTGTTTTTTTCGTTAAAGTAAAAGAATTCGTTAAGAAGCATAATGTATTTATTACTGAACTGGTTCTTCTGGTGCTGCTTCTGCGCCTGGTTCTGCAGCAGCTGCCATATCCAACGGAGCTTCTGCTTCCTGGGCACCAGCATCTGCAGCCATGCCTCCAGGAGTTACACCTATGCCTCGTAGCTGACTCTGCGCATCAGCAGGTGCTTTGAGATTGGCACCGTTTTCTTCTCTCCACAATCTTTCGTTTTCTTTAACTTCGTCCTCAGTCATTCCTAAGAAACGCTTCATAGCAAAGCGTTTGCTGAGATGTGGAATCTGCACTACCTGTGCAAATGTGGCTGCTCGAGCTGTATCAAGTTCTGATTGACGATAAGCAGCAAAGTTTTGTGGCTGATTAAATTTAAGTTCAAATAGTCCGTTGTCAATGTTAACACCTTGATCATTGAGCCAAAGTTTAAACTCAAGATCAAATGTTTCAACTATAATGCTCTGCAGACGTTTGCAGTATTCGTTGAATCGCAGTTCTTGTATGTAAGCTGTGCCTACTTTACCATCACTAACAGTGTTGGCCTGCTCATCGATCGCTGTGGGCAAGTACGAAGCAGGAATACGTAAAGCACGGAATAACTTGTTGGTAAAATAACGCAAGTCTGTAATTTCACCTAGGTTTGTACCGCCTGGCAGTGTTTCAACTTTTGATCCTCGACCTTCTGCTGTCTGTGGGAAGAAATAGTCTTCGTTTACACTTAGAGGATTATAACTGGCGTCTATGACGTTGGCTCCGCCACCGGTTGAGCTAGGAATACGTCTTTGTTGAATTTCGTTTTTAACACGTTCAACAAAACTCATAGCCATGTGTGCCGGCATATTTCCTACGTCAACGTAGAAAATACGTCTTTCTGGAGCACGTTGGATACGATAGATAATGATAGCATCTTCCAGCAATTCTTTCTGCTTGTAGACTTTAAACACAGATTCTAATAGACTGTTACCAAAAGGATAATTGTTGTCTAGACCTTCTGACAATGAAAGATGAATAACATGTTTGGCATCTATAGTAATTTCATTAGTTTGATTGCTAAATCTTGTGCCTACTGAACGTGCTGCATCGCCTGCAAATCCTCTGCCGCCGCCGCCACCGCCGGTTGTATATGAACTGGTGCCGCTAGGAGCTGTGTTTGTGGTGTTGTGCGGTGTAGTGGCTATAAATTCTTTGAAGTTGAAGTTGAGATCGCGAATCACATACTGTTCAGGAATTTTGCCTTCTGATTCGTTGACAATTATCTTAGTGACTTTAGAAGCATCTACAAACAACCATTTTTTAGTTTCTGGATCTCTAACGAAAAAACAGTCACCGTATTTGAATGTGTTACGCAGTATCCGAAAGATTCTAGTTTCAAAACTATTCTGTTTGGTCCACTTCTGTAGACTGTCTTTGAGTATTTTTACTTCTGTAGCAGTAGGCTCGCCACGGAAAAATGTGTGAAACGGTGTGGCATTTTCTTTGTCTTTCTGTGTGCAAAATTCTGTAAGTATGTCCAAAGCAGCATTGACTTCTGAGTCCATGTCCATGGTATCATACTGCATATATCGTTCTACACGATTGGGACTACCTGCGTAAACATCTGGTAGATAGCTGGAATAATTAGCACGAGCAGGACCTGGACGGCCGCGACCACTGATTGGACTCATGCTGCCGCCAGTGTTGTCTATGTTAACAGGGGTGAAGTATTTTTTCCAGCTCATGCTTTGTATAGATTCTTGTTAAGGCCTTTAGTAGCCATTACATTTTCATAAGTGTTTGTAGTGGTCTGCGCCTGCAGTTTTATTAATTGTGCCATCTTAGTATTTAACTCCGCGAGCAGTGTAGAAGGTGATTCTTGAGATTTTTTATTTTGCTCTTCTTTTTCTTTAGCTGCTGCATCTTCTTTGGCTTTGGCTTCTGCATCTGTTTTGGCTTTGGCTTCTGCTTCAGCTGTTTTCTTTTCAGCATCTGCTTCTAGAGCCTTTTTACCGCTGTCTACATTGGAAGTTTTAGTAGCCGGCTGTGATTTAGCCAATGCTTCTGCTTTGGTCAGTGCTTCTAATTTCTTCTCAGCTGCTTCGATTTTTTCCGCAGCAGCTTTCTTTTCGGCACCAGTTTTTGCTGCTGCTAATTCTTTGTCAGCAGCGTCTTTTTCTTTGCCAATTTCTTGTTTTTTAATACCAATTTCTACAGCACCACCTTGCTTACCACTGAACTGTTTCAACAATTCTTCCGGACCTGCACTGTAATCTAATAATTTTTCTTGAGCTTTGACCGCAGCTTCTTTGGCTTCTGCTTCTTTTTTTGCTCCAGCTGTGAGTCTGTCGGAGGTGAGTTTTTGTTCTTTGAATTTTTTACTGTCTTCTTTAAGTCCGTCTTTCTGTGCTTGTTTAGCTTCGTCATTGTTGGTTTTACGCAATGATCTTTCTTCAGCTCGATCTTTTTTTCGTTGATCAGATGCAGCCTTGCGTTCAGCATATTCTGTTTCACTGATACCTGCTAGGCCTTTGGTTAATTTTCCTATAGCAAATAAAATTTGGTCCATTAAATCGTCAAAGAATGATCCTACATCTTGAACAATATCCATAAACTTTGCCAATCCATTAACTACGCCCTTGACAACAGACCAAAGACCTCCAAGTATGGCTACTACTGTTTTGATAATTGGTGTAAACATAAAATCAAACACCTTAATTAGCACTCCTATGGCTGTACCTAAGACTTGGAATACTTCTCCTATAAATGCACCTACTTCGATTAATATCTCACCAAACCCTCCAGTGCTTTCCGAAACTCCAAATAAGTTGCCCATCAGTTCTTTGAACGGTTGAATAATCTGCATCACGCCATTATACAGTCCGTCAAACGCTAATATTGCGCCTCTAACTATTCCGCCTAGAACAGGAAACACAGCATTCATAATACCGTCAATGAATTCTACTGTGCCGCCTAGTCCCGAAGAACCAAATTTTTCACTGAGGTAAGATATCACCGGAGCTAATAGCAAACTCATGCCTTCCCATATCTTCATGGCCACCGACACCACAAGATTGAAAGCAGGTACCAAATATTTTTCTGCAAGATTAGCTACTGTACCAAACGCACTAATCAAATAGTCTAGTATGCCACTGTTAGCCAGCAGCATTTTAAACTTGTTACCTACTTCCGCGATTGCAGCTTGGAACTGCTGCATCTTTTGATTCATTTTGTCTGTTTCAGCAGCAGCTTTTTTCTGTTCTTCTGTGGCTTGCTTCAACCCGTCGGCGTTTATCTGTTGTGTAGCTGCTAATGCGTTAACAGTGCCGCCTAACTCAGCACTGGCAGCTCCCGCATATTTTATGTTCTGTAGATTTTTTGCACCTTCTTGTTTCATCAAGTTGTTTAAGGCGTTGCGTTCTTCTAAGGTTACTGCTTCGCCTCGCTGCATTTTTTGATTCATTCTCTGCAGCATGGCCGCGCTCTGAGGCATCATTGCCATGAGCTTTTGATTTTCTTCCGTTGTGGCTGTGCCTGTAGACATAATGTCTTTGGCGAATGTTTCGAGTCCTTTAGGCAAGCCGCCGGTTACTGCTAAGAAACTGTTTCTCACTCCCTCGCCTAACCCCGACATAGATGCTTGGAACTGTGCATCCTTGGCCATTGCTGCCATTGATTCTTCTACTTGTGCTCTTGATTGCCCTGTAGCTTTAGCCAGCGCATCCATTTCTTTTAGATAGGTTTTAGCACCTTGTGCTAATTCTGCATTAGATTTTTTACCTTGTAGACCTTGAGACTTCATCAATGCACCGTAACTGGCCAATCCTTGATTGATATCCTGTGTACTGAATCCCAACGCATATAATTCACTGCTGGTACCGCGCAGTTGTTTTGATACTCGAGCAAAATTACTTGCACCGCCTTCTGTGGTAGTTCCAAACGCAGTCATGGCATTACCGTTCTTCTGAATCATTGATCCAAACTCTGCCATTGACATACCTGCCTGAGAAGCAGCTGTGGCAAAATTGCTGATACTGCCTCCAAATGTAGCACCGGTCTGTGACACAGCTACAAAAGATTTAGTTACGTCATCAGCTGCACCTGCCACCGCACTAAACAGCTTACCAAATATTGGAATACTGCTAAACATTTGGGCAGCACCAGTAGCACTACCATCTAACCTTGACAATGATTCAACTGCTCCTGTCACAGTATCACTAAACTTTACATAAGCACCAGCGGCCTGTATAGCTGTATCTTTAAGTTTACCTATGCCGGATACAGCCATGCCGGCCATGAATCCCACGCTTTTAAAAGATTTACTAACCGCAGCAGAAGCAAGTCCTAACGCACCGCCACCTGCTCCGCCGCCACCTCCGCCACTTCCTGGGGGGCCACCTCCACCACCACCACCTCCAGGACCGCCACGGCCACCTCCACCTCCACCACCCATTGCAGCAAGTATGGCCTTGAGAGTGGCTTCAGAAGCTGCGTTTTGAGCTTCAACTTGCCCAATTCCTGGGATGTCGATCATTACTGCCATGGCTTATTTTTTCCTGGATAAATGCGCATATAAATACACTTGCGTATTATATATTTACCGGAGATAAAATGGACCAAATTCCTAATCAGAGCCAGCAAAAAAAGAACCCGCTGAGCAGCTTTTATAGACAGCCAAAGATCTATGTCAAACTACCAAGCAAAGGTGAGTTCTATCCACCTGGCAGTTTAGATGTTAGCGCCAACGGAGAATATCCTGTTTATGCAATGACTGCCAAAGATGAACTGCTGTTCAAGACTCCGGATGCACTGTTAAGCGGACAAAGCACTGTAGAACTGATTAAAAGCTGTATTCCAGCGATAACTAATCCTTGGGCAATGCCAAACATAGATCTAGACTTTGCGCTAATATCCATACGTATTGCTACCTACGGTGACAAGATGGAAGTGGGTTGTAACTGTCCTCACTGTGAAGCTGAAAACAATTACGACATCGATCTCACTGCTTGGTTTAGTGTGTTTAACAATTTCCATTATGAAAAAGATATCCCAATAGATCAACTAACGGTACATGTGCGCCCGTATACCTACAAAGAAGTTACAAAAACTGCAATCCAGACCATGGAGCAGCAGAGAATATTCCAGATCATCAATGACGATACTTTATCAGACGAAGTCAAACTGGAAAGATTTGGTACAAGTTTTATCAAACTCACAGAACTCACAGTGGATATTATCGCAGACTGTATCACTGCCATAGATGCACCAGAAGGCACCGTTACTGATCAAGCCATGATCAAAGATTTTATTGCGAACTGTGCCAAAGATGTATTTGAAAAAATACAGAAACATGTGGTACAGATGAAAGACAATATTCAGTTTGAAGCACAAAACGTTACCTGTGGAGAATGTAATAAGTCATTTAGCTTGCCTATTACAATGGATCAGGCAAATTTTTTCGCCGTAAAATCTTAACGTTATCCTTGCCGGAGATTTTACGAGAATCTGATCGCTTAGATAAAGAAGGCAAGGATCTCAAAAAAGAATGCATGAAATTGTGTTGGTACATGCGTGGACTCAGTTTTGCTGAAGTTATGCACATGAGCTGGGACGAGCGAGAAATAATTGCAGAGATTGTTAAAGAAAATCTCGAAACTACAAGAAAAACAGGATTGCCTTTCTTTTAAAGTGTATTTCTATAAGACTTTAGAGCAAATAAGTCTTGACTGTCAAGAGGTCTACCTTGCAGAACTTTGTCAACGGTAGAACCTAATTCTTTATCGCTGATATCCCCACGATAAGTTCTTAATTTTTGTAGACTTGCGGTGTCTAAAGACTTGCCGGACATGGCTTGATCGATCAACGTCTTAAGTTCGTTATTGTCAGTGGGTGCTGAATCAGATTTAGTTTTAGATGATTTTGTTCCAGAGGGCTCAAACCATCTCGATGGAGTTAATAGTTTATCCATCTTATCTTTGCCAGTGTCATATTGTTGCTTGACGTTGGTACCATCCAACCATTGTGATGGGTCTAATAGTTTTCCCATCTTAGACTTGCCTTTCTCGTAGGTCGCTGGTCCAACTTCTACTACAATATCACGTATTTTCATTTTCTAAATACGCTGATTGTGCCTTGTGATAATCCAGTTTCAAACATTTTTTGCTTGTGCATTTCCACACGTTGAGCTAAGGCTTCCGACAATGCATTTCCGTAATTATTTTTACTGGCATTCTGTTGTTGCAGTGTATTAGCCATCTGTCCAAAAACTTTATTGCCTGTGGATTTTGCTGCGGCTGCTGCTTGACGCTTTTCACGTTTAGCAATCGCGCCAGGTGTTTGACTAACTTGACCTGCTACCTTGCCACCTGTTTTCTTAGGTGGAGGTTGGTTAGGATTATCTGCGGCTGCTGTGTTTGTTGCACTAACTGGTGCATTAGCCATTGTGTTAGCTGGAGCTGGTGCTGCTCCTGCTGCTGGTGCTGCTCCTGCTGCTTTATCAGCAGCATCAGATGCGTCCCTGTCAGCCTGAGATTGAAATGGTTGTCCTGTATTACCATCAAATCCAAAACCAGTACCGCCGGCTGCTGGGCTGGCACCTGGTTTAGCTGCAGGTGCCGCTGGTGCTGCTCCTGCTGCTGGTGCTGCTCCTGCAGCTGGTGCTGCTCCGCCTGCTGCTGGTTTAGGATCAGGAGTTGCCATTGATTTTTGTAGCAACTGTAAAATTCTCTGCTTGCCTTTCTTATCTAACTTATCTACGTTAGCTTTTACTTGTGCATATACCGTTTGACCTGCTTTAGCAGTAGACTGTTGATCTACTGCTGCGGTTGTTTTAGCCAAAGCAGCACCTGCTGCGCCTGTCTGTGCTGTTGCTGGTGCGGTTCCTTTAGGACCTTGTGCATTAATATCTTGTGCTGAGGGTGGTGCGCTGCCCGCTGTTGGTGCTCCGCCTGCTGCTGGTGCTCCACCTGGTGCTGCTCCCGCTGCTGGTGCTGCTGCTCCGCCTGCTGCTGGTGCTGCTCCTGCTGCTGGTGCTTCACCGCCGGCATCGTATCCAGGCTGTCCTTTATTAGGATCCGGATCGTCGCCTACAAATGCTTTGCCAGCTTGATAACCTTTCTTCATAGCACGACCTGCACCTACCACTCCGCCTGCCACTGCTCCAACACCTTTGGCAAGTCCGCGAGCGGCGCCGCCTACAACAGATCCAATTTTATTTAAGATTGGACCTTCTTCTATTTGCTGAAGTTGTGATTCAGTTAAAATTTCGTTAATTCTCATATCAAGCGGTTCCTAGTTGTTTGGTAAGGTAAGCAATCATGCGTTTTCTATCTTTAGTATTTAACTGCGCAATTGCCTTTTTAACTTCTGCATATCCGCCAGTTGCTGCTTGAGCTTCTGGTGCAGCAGAAATTTTTAAATCTGTATAGACTTTTTTCACTACATCATCGCCAACTCCAGCAGCAGTTAACACTTTAGCTACTTCTTCGCTGTCTGTGGGAGATCCAGCTTTTTGCCAAGCTGAATTTAATTTATCAGCAGTGAATTTAGTTGTTAAATTCTTGCCAACAGTTTTTAATTTATCCATGCCTTTAGCAGCAGCACCTTTGATAAAGTCCATCGGACCTTCGTCTAGTTGTTGATGTGTGCAGACTCTATTGAAGATCATATAAATTTGACCTTCACTTAATTTTTTACCTGTGGCAGCAAATCCTTCTTTTGGTGCTGGAGTTGCTGCTTTTTCTCCGGCGGCACCTGCTGCTTGTCCTGCTGCTGCTCCACCAACAGCTGTCGCTGCCTGTGTTAGGCCTTTGATCCACTGCAACAGACTGTCGTTGTTAAATGCCATTTCTTTGGCAAATCCTGCAACATCCTTCATTCGTGCTTTGTAATCTGCAGAATGAACCAATCTTCCAAGATCTTGAAGTTGACCAAATGCTGAAGTATCGCCATTTTGTATACCATTTACAGCTGCTCTGATCGCAGATGCAGCATCTGCATCAACAACAACATCAAACCCTTGAGTCATTTCTTTCATTTCCATGCCGCCCAAGCGCAATTCTCTTGTTGCCTTGAAACTTATTTTTTCAAGCCCGTCGGCGATTTCTATTGATTTTTCACGCAGGCCAGCGGCCCACTTACCAATACCAGCCATTGCGGCTGCTGAGATGCCCGCAACAATACCTGCTGTTGCTCCACGTCCGATCGCAGTTGAAGCTTTTTGACCTTGCAGCAAACGGTCAGCAATGTTAACAATACCTACAGCAATCGCAGTTCCTGTGCCAATGGCCAACACGCTTGCACCTATGCCGCCTGCGACTGCAACACCTAATGCTGCGGCAACAGATCCTGCAATGCCCAGTAAGAATTTGTGTAGTTTAGGATTATTCTTGGCATACTCACCGTACTTGGCCAAACTGGCTGCTAATTTTGGATTCTTTGCTGCAATCGATGATTTGATCTCTTCAAATTTTTGATCAAAGGCTTTTACAGGTGTGCTGCTCTGTAACATGCCCCCAAACTTATTAAACCAAGCATCGCTGATTTTGCCAGGAGCATCTTTAACTTTGCCAAGCAGTGTACGATCAGAGCCTTTTTCAATAGTCGTGAATAGCTGTTGTATTTGATCAGGTGTTAGTGCAACTTCACAAAGGATAGGATGTATTTCTTTTTCCCATTGAGTGAAGTAGGTATCACCTTGACCAATGCTTTCAAATATACTTCTACGAGAAGTATTTTCAATAACATCAAAGTTTGATGATAGATTATTGTTTTCTATTAGATTTTCAATGCGCATGAATGATCCACTGTATGATTGTTTATTTATTGTAAAAACGAGCTTACGCTCGTTTGCGTTTTCGCTTGTCGCTCAACGCGATTGTCTTCTTCTTAATTGATTTACATTGTAATTGCGAAGCAATTCAAGTATTATGCAGATTGTTCAGTCACACTTTGCCCAGGCCGGGCAAAGATAAGAGCATTATGCGAGTTGCACAGTACACTCTAGCGTTACAGCGTTACAGAGGCGGTCATCCGGTACCTCGAGCTGCGTCTTTATACGACGGCGGTGTATACATTTACGCTAACAAATGCACACACGTAGGGTATTTCTCCCTTCTTTTTGCCTTGTTTTTCTTTTCAAATAACCAAATCGCAGGTCTTAGTAGCGATCGTCATCCTTTCGGGTAGTGGTTAAGCACCTTTGCGGCAAGGTTTTCCATCCCTGTGTACACGTAGACCAGGTTTAGAGCGCACGAAATTAAGCCTGCGCCAGCCAAAAAACCGCTTTATTTTGCCTGAGATTGTTCTAATAGACGCTGTCTGAGTATATTTGAACCGCCTACTCTGACGTTTATAATGCCATTATAGTAGTCGTCGGATTCTAAAACCCTGCGTTCAAATTGCTCTCGTGCTTCTAAATATGATAGTTCTGCCTTGGATTTGCAAAGGTAAAGTATTTCTCTTGTGAAGTTTTCCGGACCTAATGATTGGACGTCTGCGTTTAACCTGTCAGATGAACCATAGTATTCGCGCCAATCGCTTTCTACTACACTTCTTCTTTTAAGTTTTTTGCCTTTGAGTGGGGGTTTAGTACGTTTAAATTGTGCTAATTTCTTGCCTATGTACTTCTGTCCGGTGATTTTATTCGTGATTATATAAACAAAGCCAATATAGCCTTCTGGGATTTCGTCTACTGGTTGATTTTGAAACGTCCATTGCACTCTTTAATTAGTTAAAGCTTCTTGCCTCTCATGCCTTTTCTGGATTCTTGCTGTGCCTTTCGTTTGGCCTGTATTTCTACTCTTATGATTGATGCCTCTGTGCGTATTTCTGATAGCCAGTGTCGTGCCTTGATGCCTGCTTCGTTGGATTTTTTGTGGTGAAAACGATCCTGCCATTTAAAGTATTCTTGAAAGGCATGGATCATGCGATCGTGTGCGTCTGAACTCATGCTACAATTTCTATATCATTGGAATAGCTGGTGAATCCGTTTTCTTTGATCACTTTGAGTACGTGATTAACACGGCTGGTCAAGTCATCTCTATGCGAAATTAAAAACACGTTCTTGTCACGCTCACGAGTCATGCGTTTCAGCACAGCAATGCTAGATTCAACACCACTGGCATCCATGCCTGAATCCACAAGTTCGTCAATGAACAACAAGTTAATACTGGTGTATAGGTTTTCCCATACATCACGGAACGCCCATGACAACGATAGAATCAATCTGTTACGTTCACCGCGGCTTAGATTATCAAAATCTAGATCCTGTCCTAGTTGTGTGATAATCACAGTTAGGTCATTTTGGAATTCCACTGTGTGCGGCAGACCAATCTTGTCCAAATAGTAAGTCAATCGTTGATTCAAGAATGCAAGATTCTGATCAATTATTCGTTTGCGAACAAAACTATCTTTGTTAGTCAACAGTTTATGCAAAAACTCTTGATGATCCTTAACACGCACCAACTCGTTGAGACCGTTCCAATCTATTTCCTGTACCGCTGTTTCTTTGAGTTCAACAATCTGATCATCGTACGGATTTTCTTCCGCAGTCTTGATAGTGATATCACGTTCTAGACTGCCCAGAGTGTTTTTATGATTTAATGCTTGTTCTAAACTGTCATAGGTCACTGCAGGACATGCACCTAGTTCTCCTAGCAGAGATATAGCTTCAGTGATCACACTGAGCTCTTCAAGATGTTCGTTGATAGCACCGCGGCTTTCTTCAATTTGTGTAGACTTAGCAGACATGATTTCTGTGTGCTTGGAATCGTGAAGCTCTTGACCGCAGGTGTGACACTTGTGTTCTGTTAGACTAACTAATTCTCGTTCCAGCTTTTCTAAAATACGCTGTTCTTTTTCCAAAGCCGACGTCTGTTTAGCACTCAGCGATGCTAGACTCTCGTGTTCTTTTTTGTTTGCATTCCAATCTGCTAAAGCTCGCTGATTGAGAATTTCTTGATCGATGTCTATGTCGCTGAGTCTATCTATGCTCTTAAGCAAATTAGTCAGTGAAGTTTCTTTTTGTTCTTCCCACATACGCTGTTTGCGTATCAACGATTCTATGCTCTGTTGTATTCTTTCGTTACTGGCTTTGACGGTTTCAATTCTTGTGTTTTCTGTCGCAATGCTGTCTTTGCTGATCTTAATTGCATCTTTGAGAGCTTCTGCTTTTTCTGACAGTATGGTAATGCCCAACAACTGTTCAATAATAGCACGTTGGTCTGCAGCCTTCATGCTTAAGAACGGTTCTGTGTAGGTGTTTAAAGCAATAAGATGCTTGAACATTTCGTGTTTCATGCCAAACACTTCTTCAATGGCCTTTTGTGTTTCTCTGCTGTCACCTTGACTTTCGTCAAGATCGTTGAGCTCCTGTTCCTGATCGTTGATGCTGAATCTCAACAGATTAGGTTTACGGCCTCGTTCAATATGATACTTGACACCATCTTTTTCAAACGTAACAGTACACAGCATGCCTTTGCTGTTGATTTTATTGATAAGATTGTCACGCTTGATGTTAGTCAGTGCCTGCCCGTAGATAGCATAGCTGAGACCGTTGATGATAGTGGTCTTACCTGTGCCATTGCGAGCTCCGCTATCATCACCTCCTAGGTCTAAGTTCTCGCCTAGTACCAAAGTAAGTTGTCCGCGATCGAAATCTATGGCCTGGGTTTGATTGCCCACGCTCATAAAGTTGCGTACTGTGAGATTATTGATTTTAATCATAGGTCGTTATAAATTTCCAACAGTAATTTTTTATCATAGGTATCGCTGTCTATGTTATTGATCTGATTCATCACGATAGTATCCACAGATTCGAATGTGATATCGATGGGATTTACTGCGCTTTCTACTTCTACTTTTTCTGGGATCAGCATCAACTCACGCAGATTGTACTGCGGCATGAATTGTTCTTTGATAAAGTTTGCTTCTTCGAATGTAATAGGCAGGTCAATAGTAACTCGACAATGCATCTTTTCACGAAGCAGTTCGTCAGGCCTATCGATGATCTGACTGAGTTTATAAGTTCTATATATAGGCTGATCGGGCCAACTATGATATTCGGGCTTACCGCCCCATTCTAGTATCATCATACCGCGATCGTCGTCACCTGCATCCGCATAGTTATGCGGAAAGGCATTGCCTATATAGACCACGTTGCCTTTTTGTTGTCGCTTGTGAAAGTGTCCAGTAAACACCAATTCTTGATTTTGAAAGTGTCCGGTCTGTAATTGACCGTGATCGGGCATCTGCACCATGGCATTCATGTAAAAATGCGGCAGTTCAAGATGGCCGAATATGTATCTGCTTTTCAGTTGTTTTACTGTGGTCCACTCGTCACCAATCAGCCAAGGCATGATAGTTACATCGCCTTCTGTGTACAGTTCACGTATAGGCACGATGTTAGGAAACAGGCGCATAAACTCAACAGAGTTGATTTCACGCTTGTCTTTGTAGAACAGATCGTGGTTGCCTAGAATAAAATAGACTTTTTCAAAACTTTGACTGAGTTTTTCTAAGTTTGACACGGTATAATTCATAGTACTCACATCAGTGGTACTGCGATTATGATGCCAATCACCTAGAAAAATTGCAGTTTCGCAACCTTGTGCTTTGGCAGTATCACAGAACCAAGACACAAAATTTTCACAGTCCTGGTTGTGTGTACGACTACCGCTTTTAAGGCCGAAGTGAATATCGGTAAAACATGCTGCTTTTTTGAATAGACTCATAGATTAATAATACACTCTTTAGATTTAGAAGTCAAGCTCAATCTTCAATAAGCGGAATAGATGAACTAATACTAACCGGTCCAGAACTTTTGCCAACCCCACTACTGTTCTGTCTCGTCCAACTCGGATTCATGCCATTCATTTCGAGAATGTCGTCTCGAATGTTTTGATTGCGCTTCTCAAGGTTGATAATTCTAACGAATGAATTAGTGACAGCAGCAGTATAGTAAGCAAAAGGATTATCAGATTTACTTTCATCGAATTGTAGTCCTATTTGAGTTAGTTGAAGAATGGCTTGACCTTTCATTTCGTCGTTGTAGGTGTAGCCTCTGACGTTGCCTCGAGTAGCATATCGTTCGCACAGCTTGATAAACATGCGAGCCAAATTGTTGGTCATTTGACCGTGGTCCTTAGCGAATTTTCCTTGATCAAGATCTCCCTGCCAATGACTTTTGCCCACGCACACAAGATTATCGTTGGCATCATACTTCCAATGCTGAAACGGTGGAAAGTTAACCTTGTCATGACTGTCAGCAGTATTTTTCAGCGTCTTCTTACGACCCGGTGCTAATGGCACATGGGTAAAGGTCATCACACGAAATACCAAGTCCTGTTTCTGTACCTTGCGATAGTCTACTTCAAACTCTTTTGCTGGTATTTTTTTACCAGCCGCTGCCACAGCTGCTTCGTGTGCAGCCTTTGCCATTTTAGATGCTCTATTTCTTTTGGCTTCTGCAATAGTGCGTATATTGAGTTTTTCCAAGGTTGTAACGATTAGATCGTATTCGCTATATGCGGGATCAGTGAAACTACAATAGGTATTTTTACTGAGATGTATCTCTCTCAATAAATCTTTATTAGTTAGATACTTAATTTTAGGTACGATTGTCAATTAGAATTCTCCGAGGTTAGTTATATAATAGCACATTTTTATCATAATAAATAGTCTATATGACAAGGAAATCTGCTCAAAATGGCACGTAAGTCTTATCCTGAAACACCGCAAGAAGAAGCTAACAGAATCAATAGTGCCAGTGGTGATCCCACCGGTATTACTGCTGCACAGGTAGCTAATAATAGATCTCTCAATGAAAGATTGACAGCATCGTTTGGATTTGGGGGATCAGGCAAACCTTCTTCAGGTCCCGGCAGCAATCCTACAGCACCTTTTTCGCAGCTGGTGGCAGGCATTTCAGAAGGCATAAGCCAAGCCACTAACGAAGGGCAAGCAGCATTGCAAGATGCTTCGTCTATGATGGAAAAAGTAAAACTTGATGACAAAGTTTCCGACTTAGCAGCTGGTGCTAAATCAGGCTTAAGCCAGTTAGCTGGAGATGCAAAAAACTTTGGTAACAGTGCTATGGGCGGTAACGTCACAGTGAATAGTGCAGTAAGCGGCGCTGTAGACAAATTAAGATCAGTAGCAGGATCAACCAGTAACATAGCAGCAGATATCTCCGGAACAATTAACAAACTCACTGGTGGTAATCTTGCAGGCGGACTAATGAAAGCTGCCGGCAGTATCAGTGGTGCAGCAGGTATGCTCAACAACATACTTAGTCTTAAAAGAGGAATCAACATTCCAAAGGGAGCGCAAGTTTTCATGCCACAAGGGCAGGCAATACAGTTGAAAGCAGGCAGTAAAGATGACTGGCGTGTGCGTATAAACTGTGAGTGGAACACTTTTAACAGTCCTTTATTTTCAGTTCTTAAAGAAACCGGAGGGGTAGTTTGGCCATACATGCCTAACATCACAGTTAGTACTAAAGCAGAATACAATACTATTCCTATTACCCATGCCAACTACTCGCAGTACAGTTATAAAAACAGCGTAGTGGATGATATTTCGATCAGCGGAGAGTTCAGTTGCGAAACCAAAGCAGATGCTGCATACTGGATAGCTGCTACAACATTTTTCAAGACTGCTACAAAGATGTTTTTTGGGCAAGGCGACCTTGCCGGTAATCCACCTATAATCTGTAATCTCACAGGATACGGCAGTCATGTATTTGACAAAGTACCTGTGATTATAAAATCGTTCTCGGTGGATTTTAAAGATGATGTTAATTACATACAGTGCGATCCGTTTAACAATCAGAAATATACATGGGTGCCAATCTTGAGTACTATCACAGTAGTAGTTGCACCTGTGTACAGTAGACAAGGACTGAGAAAATTCAGCCTCCAAGACTACGCTAGAGGCACAATGTCCGGCGACAAGCAGGTAGGATACATTTAATGGCCAACTACGCAAAAACCAGTCCGTGGTCAGACACAAGACAAAACACTTTTTATCTTGATCTGTTAGAGATACGACCAGTGCCGTCCGAACCAGATGATTTTAGATACGTGATAGAAAATCAATATAGACACAGACCTGATCTATTGGCCTATGACATTTACGGAAGTGCAAAACTATGGTGGGTATTTGTACAGCGGAACATGAGTGTGTTAAAAGATCCTATCTATGATTTTGAACCAGGGGTAGTGATATTCCTTCCTAAGAAAACAAATCTACAAAAGTTTTTAGGAGTCTAAATGGTAGCAAGATTTATTCCTGACGGGTTTGGTATATCATTTAAACCTGACGGCTCAGCAGTCATCGCTACTCCTATAACTGGTTCTATTCCAATAGGGTACGCATTTAGAAAGACCGAGGAAGTGCCACCGAGACCGAGTGATCCAATCAAAGACGGTGCGTCAAAACAAGAAACAAAATCAAACACCACAGCTGCGTCAGCAAAGAAAAATCTTCCCTCACTGGTTAAAAATCCCATGGAAGTTTTTGCCAGCTCTAACATTTTGTGGACTATGGCCTGCTTGACTCCTGAACAATTTAACGATCCAAAATTGTATCGAAATAGTCCCAGCGCATTAAAGAATTTAGTGTTTTCGTCTGCTGGCAGATTTGATGCAGATAGGGTATCTACATTTTTTGGATCTCCTGAATACTATGTTAATAACTTTGTCATGCAGACTGTGATAGGAGCCAACGAAGCCACAGGCAACAGTAATGCTGTGAAATTCTCGTTTGATATCATCGAACCACACTCTATGGGACTGCTGTTACAGAGTATGCAGACAGCAGCAATCAAGGCAGGGTACCTCAGTTACTTAGATAATGCACCTTTTGTGTTGAGAATGGATATTCAAGGTTTCAATGAGTTAGGGCAGAATTTATCTCAGATCAAACCAAAGTACTTTGTGATGAAACTGTCCTCTACGAAGTTCACAGTCAACGAAGGTGGCAGTGTTTATAAGGTAGAAGCAATACCTTATAATCATCAGGCTTTTTCAGATTCTGTTAATACTACTTACAGTGACGTCAAGATATCTGCCAGCGGTAACGGTCACGTGTTTGATCTCTTATCAGGCAGTGATACCAGCCTCATGGCCTATCTTAATAAGAACGAAGAAAAACTTAAGGCTGAAGGAAAAATCACAGAAAAAGATGAGTATGTTATACAGTTTCCAATACTTTCCAGTGACTGGCAAAGTTCAGCAGGTAATCAAGCAGAAATAAAAAGAGCCACAGTTGATCCCAATGATCCTTCAGCATTACTAAAAACTGCGGTCCAGGCTTCTATAATTAAAACAGATCCGCAGTTGTTAGATAAGAACAGCATAGCATCTGCCAGTTTGGGATTTGATCAATCATCAGGTGGACGAGCAGTTTTTAAACGTGCCGGTGATCAATACGATGAAAAAACAGGCGTATTGAAACGAGACGGCATGACCATAGATCCTAAAACTCGAGCGTTTCAATTTGGACAGAGCCAATCGCTGACTTCGATTATTAATCAAGTGATTCTCAGTTCGGAATACGCTACGAATGCCCTAGAACCTAAATTTCTTACTCCGCAGGGATTTATCAAATGGTTCAAGTTAGACATACAGATTGAACTGCTGAAATTTGACAAGTTGACAGGCGACTATGCTAAGAAAATCACATACAGAGTAGTACCGTATTTGGTGCATCAAAGTATATTTGCTAATGCTACATCGGCTCCGATAGGTTACGCTGAATTAATGAAAGACGTGGTTAAAGAATATCAATACATCTATACAGGGCAAAACGTTGACATCCTTAGTTTTAACATTGAAATCAACAATTTGTTCTATGCAGGTGCTAATCCCAAGCCAGAAGCAGAGGCTGCAAATACCGGCAATCAAGATCAAAAAGCAGCGGAAGTTCGACCTTCTTCCACCAGAACAGGTAAAGGCCAAGCCACCGAAGTGCAATCGGCACAAACAGGCCGCGCTAGACCTAAACGTGATCCTAGACTGTTGAAAGGATTTAAGGGCGGATCAGAAAACAAAAGCGTAGAACAAAACGTAGCTGAAAATTTTCAAGATGCATTTATCAGCGGTAGCAGTGCAGACATGGTAACTATTAATCTTGAAGTTCTAGGCGATCCCTACTGGTTAATAGATTCGGGTATGTCTAACTATTTTACAGGTGCAGCCAGTCCTACTGCTCAGATTACCGACGACGGCACAATGAACTATGAAAGCGGTAATGTTTATATCTACATATCACTGAGAACTCCGGCAGATATCAACACATTGACCGGATTGTATGACTTTTCAGTTGCAGGTAAGGAAAGTCCGTTTGGCGGTATATATAGGATCGTCAGTTGCGAGAATCAATTCACCGACGGTAATTGGAAACAGAAATTAAAATGCATAAGAATGCCTGGACCGCAAGGCCCGGAAGTTAATGAAACTATAACCGGAGATAACGCATCTGTGGTGGACAAAGCATCAACTCCTGCTATTGAAATAGGCGACAAAGAACCGCCCAAAACATCTCCAGTTGATACCAGCACCGCTACAAATGTAACTGGCGCTGATTCAGCCAACAGCACATCAGGTGGTCAACGGGCTACAACTACTACATCTAACCAGCCAACTCGAGTGGTAGGATTTAGATATTACAGAGACTTAGGACAAAATTAATGGCAGAACTATCCAGATCGTCAGTTGGCGACTCAGACAGAAGTGGCGGCCTTACTACTGGCATTTATATTGCTAGGGTGATTAGCCACCTTGATCCATCATTTATGGGATCAATTGAAGTGACTCTGCTGAAAGACCAAGCCAATACCGCAGGCGATGACAGTCAGACTTTTATTGTAAAATACGCATCGCCGTTTTTTGGTTACACTCCGTTTGAGTTTATGGGAAATAATGATGGAACTAAATCAACCATCGACGGATTCAGTGACACACAAAAATCATATGGTATGTGGTTTGTACCACCGGATGTGGGTGTCAACGTATTAGTACTGTTTGTAAATGGAGACCCCGCAGCAGGCTATTGGTTTGCTTGTGTACCGGGTATTAACATCAATCACATGGTACCAGCTATAGCTGGTAGCACGGTAAACAGTCTTGATGCTGAAGATAAAAAACGATACGGTAATACCTCACTGCCGTTACCTGTGGCCGAAGTTAACAAACGAATTAACGGAGAAACACAAGAGATTGATCCAGAAAAATTTCCTAGAGTAGTGCATCCTATTGCGGATAGATTTCTTGAACAGGGACTGTTAGAAGATGATGTTAGGGGATTCACAACATCGTCACCTAGACGAGAAGCTCCTAGCATGGTATTTGGTATTTCTACTCCCGGCCCACTTGATCGTAGAGCCAGTGCAAAAAAACAACAGATAGGTAAGTCAGACAGCCAAGCTACTGTGCCAGTGAGCAGATTAGGTGGCACACAGTTAGTGATGGATGACGGCAACGATAGATTTCACAGGGAAAAATCAGCTGCTGAAGGCCCAGTAAAATATATCGATCTATTAGATCCTGTTAATCAACGAAAAGGCGATGCAGGATCTGCAACTATTCCAGCCAGTGAATATTTCAGAGTGAGAACTAGAACTGGACATCAGATATTGATGCACAATTCAGAAGATTTGATTTATATTGCTAATGCTCGTGGCACGGCATGGATTGAGCTTACCAGTAACGGCAAGATAGACATATTTGCCGAAGACAGCATTAGTGTGCATACTCAGCAGGATCTCAACATACGTGCTGCTCGAGATATAAACTTAGAAGCAGGCAGAAACATCAATATGAGAACTGAATCAGGTAAGTGGCATGTGGAAATAGCCACTGACATGGAGTTTCTAGTTAACGCAGATGCTAAACTCACAGTAGGTGCTAATCTTGACATATTAGTAGGAGCCAAGACTAAAATATCTACCAACAACGATTTAGATATTGCATCTGGAGCAGAAACTAAGATCAGTTCTACGTCAGATATAAATCTTGGAAGTGGTGCTGAAGTTAAACTTAACGGCACTAAAATCAATTTCAATGGGCCGAACAATGCAGAAACTGCTGAAGCCGCAGACTTTGTGAAACCGTATGATCTTAGAGATAACCCTGCTACCAGCACAGCAGCAGGTTGGGACAAACGTTATCAAGCTGGTATTGTGAAAAGCTTCATGAAGCGTATACCTATGCATGAACCTTGGGCACTGCATGAGCATAGAGCACCAGATTTATTAACACCAGATAAAACAGATAGGAATACTTAATTATGGCCACAAGACTATACAATCAACAAACAGCAGCACAGCGTTCTGCTACAGTGACTCAGAATCAAGGTCAATTTACCTACAAAGGATTCAGTTCTAAAGAAGCTAACAAGAACTTCAAACTCTATGATATCAATCTTGTCAAGCAAGATTTAATCAATCACTTTTATATTCGCAAAGGCGAGAAACTAGAGAATCCAGAATTTGGCACAGTAATCTGGGACATGCTGTTTGAGCCATTTACGCCAGATGTTAAAGAGATCATAGCCAAGGATGTGGAAGCTATTATTAACTATGATCCTAGATTTGCAGTCACTGAGATTAATATAGACAGCACAGATCAAGGCATGCGGATACAGGCAGATTTAGTGTATATTCCATTTAATATCACAGAACGAATGACTATGAATTTTGACAAAACCAACAGTGTAATTAACTAAGCAGTTTATTTTTAAGGGTAAATATTGGTATGACTACAACAAGCAGACAAAACAATCTCATACTGAATCAAGATTGGACCAGGATCTATCAGACATTTAAAAACGCTGATTTCCGTAGCTACGACTTTGAAAATCTGCGTAGAGTTATTATCACATACCTTCGTGAAAACTACCCAGAAGACTTCAACGACTACATAGAATCTTCAGAATACATGGCATTAATAGATGCCGTGGCGTTTCTAGGACAAAGCCTAGCATTCCGCATAGATCTTGCCAGCAGAGAAAATTTTATTGAATTAGCTGAGACTAAAGAAAGTGTGCTGCGTATTGCCCGCATGCTCAGCTATAATGCCAAGCGAACTGTAGCTGCCAGCGGCCTGTTAAAATTTACCACGGTGTCAACTACTGATACTATAATAGACAGCAATGGCAAGAATCTTGCTCAACAGTTAATAACATGGAATGATCCTACAAATGTTAACTGGTTGGAACAGTTCCTTACGGTGTTGAACAGTGCCATGGCAGACAATACAGAATTTGGTCGCAGCCAGGGTTCGGCTACTATACAAGGCATTCCTACAGAACAATATAGATTTCGTACAGTGACCGCAGATGTGCCGTTATTCTCGTTCTCTAAAACTGTGGCCAGCAGAAGTGTAAATTTTGAAATAGTTAGCACCGCTTTTAAAAACAGTGAGAACATTTACGAAGAGCCACCGGTACCAGGTAACCAATTAGGATTTGTCTATAGAAATGACGGGTCTGGACCAGGCAGTGCTAATACAGGATTCTTTTTACTGTTTAAGCAAGGCACATTAGAATTAGCAGACTTTGCAGTAGATGTGCCAACCACTAATGAAAAAATTGCCGTAGATGCTGGCAATATCAATAATGACGATGTATGGTTGTTTTCTTTAAATTCACAAGGTGCTCAATTAGAAGAATGGACCAAGGTCTCATCACTGGTAGGCAACAACATTGCATATAACAGCGTAACGCAAGACATACGTAACATCTATGCTATCAATACCAAAGAAAATGATAATATTGATCTTGTGTTCGCCGACGGTGTCTATGGTAATCTGCCTCAAGGCGCTTTTAGAGTTTTTTATAGAACCAGCAATGGATTATCGTATACCATATACCCTAACGAGTTGAGAGGCATTAATATTTCTATTTTGTATAGAAATAAAAATAATGTTGAGCATACTCTAACAATAGGCCTGGCATTACAGAGCACTGTGGCTAACTCTGCTGCATCAGAAGACATTGATAACATTCGTGCCAATGCTCCTGCAGTTTATTACACTCAGAATAGAATGATCACAGCAGAAGATTATAATCTTGCTCCATTGTTGGGATCACAGAACATAATAAAAATTAAAGCAGTGAATAGAACCAGCAGCGGCATCAGTAGAAATTTTGATATTCTCGATGCTACTGGAAAATACAGCAGTATAAATGTGTTTGGAGATGACGGATACATTTACAAACAACAAGATGAATCTATACTGTCATTTAAATTCACCAGCAGAATAGATATTATAAATTTTATTAGACGTAATATAGAACCGGTATTTACTGATACCGAAGTTTACAATTTTTATTTTACAAACTTTGACAAAATATTGTTCACAGACGTTAACACAACATGGCAATCAGTCACTACATCCACCAGTACAGGTTATTTTAAAAATATCATAGATAATTCTCAACTTAGAGTAGGAAGTTATTCTACCAGTAATTTGAAATATGCTTTGATTAATGCATCTGTGAAATTTGTACCACCTGCGGGATACAGATTTAAAAAAGGCAAATTAGTTATAACAGATACTAACGATGCTGATCAAACAGAATATATCTGGACAAAGATTGTCAAAATCACAGGCGACGGCAGCTATGTTAAAGGGTTAGGCCCAATTACTCTTAACGAAATAGTTCCAACAGGAGCTATTGCTCAACGTATAGTTCCGAGATTTGTCAGCGATTTGCCAGTCGCTCTAGAGACTGAAATTGTTAATCAAGTATTTGATACTCAAACGTTTGGTCTACGATACGAGAACACAGAATCTCAATGGAAGCTGATAACGTCTAGTAATTTAAATCTCACAAATGATTTTACATTAGGTAAAGCTGGAGATACAACTAACACCAACATCGATAGTTCGTGGATTATAGCGTTTGTTAGACGGCCCGACAGCTACACAGTGAGAATTAGAAAACAGTCTTATATTTTTGGAAGTGTAAATCAAAATAGATTTTATTTTGATAGCAATGAAAAACGCTATAACGATCAAGTAGGTGCAGTAGTTAAGGATCAAATTACGGTGTTAGGTATCAATACTGCAAAAGATTTTATTACCCAACTAAGAAAGGATGTTCCTTTTGAAGTCAGCGACACAATAAAATTTGATGACGGATACGAAAGCACATCTGAAATTAAATTGAGTTTCAGAGATTCGGACGACGACGGCGTGATAGATAATCCAGAAGCATTTGAAAACATTGTTGGTCTAAATCAGGATTTAAATTTTTTATTTTTCCTATCGTCAAATGATATATACGGAACAAAAATTCGCACACTGATAGATAATTCAACGGATTTAATTTTAATTAGACCAAAAGAAGCTGGAATTGATTTCAACGATACTGCATCTTATCCAGATCAACAGTTGATATATTTCTATGATTCTGCTGAAGACATAGTAAAGCGGGTCGATCGTACTACCAACACATTAATTATCGCTAACGAATATACAGCTGCAATTGGCAGAAGAAATTTAAAATTTCAATACTTGCATAATGCCAGCGTGGATCGAAGAATAGACCCTTCAACCAGTAATATCATTGACATCTATTTGTTGATTAGAAATTACGATGAAAGTTACAGAATATATCTTGCAGGCGGAACAACTGCAGAGCCAGTGGCTCCTACAAGTGAAGCATTAAGAACCACATTCGGTACCGCACTGTCGTCGATTAAATCCATCAGTGATGACATCATATATCACCCTGTGAAATACAAAACTTTATTTGGCTCTAAAGCAGAACCGCAATTACAGGCAGTATTTAAGATTGTAAAAAATCAAAGTCGGTCGATTAATGACAACGATCTCAAAGTCCGAGTAATCACTGCTATTAATGATTTCTTTGATATTAACAATTGGGATTTTGGCGATAGATTCTATATGGGTGAATTAACCACATATATCTTAAACACAGTAGCCCCAGATCTTGCTAACATTGTTATTGTTCCAAGACAACCTGCTCAATCATTTGGTAGTCTCTTTGAAATACAAAGTCGATCAGATGAAATATTAATCAGCGCAGCCACTGTAGATGATATAGAAATTGTCACAGCTATCACAGCATCTGAAGTAGGCGCAAGCATCAATTCTATGGTATCAACCACTTACTAATATGGCCAATAAATTTTTTCCTAACAGTCAATTACCTATACGTAGATCAGTAGAACTGCTGCCGGTAGTTTTTCAAACTCCTGCAAACGATAAGTTTTTATCTGCGGTAGTTGATCCATTAATCCAGCCCGGAGTATTAGACAAAGTTGTTGGATATATTGGTCGTAGATACGATAAAACTTTTAACGGCAATGATGTTTATGTTGACACCGACGCTACACTGCGCAGCAGTTATCAACTAGAACCAGGGGTAATATTTAAGAATCACGATAAGATAGAAAATTTCTATGACTATGTTGATGTTAAAAACCAATTGAAATTTTTTGGTAATACCATTGAACGTGATGACAAAGTAACTGGTCAAACTCATTACACTTGGGATCCTCCTATAGACTGGGATAAGTTTATCAACTATAGAGAATACTACTGGGAACCACTAGGACCACGTAGTATTAAAATTTCAGGCCAAAGTGCAACAGTTACCAGCACATATAAAGTTGTTTTAGGAACTACTAAAAATTCATTTGTATTCACCCCTGACGCATATACAAATAATCCCACGCTGACTCTATACAGAGGGCAGACCTACAAATTTCGAGTGAATGCCCCGGGTGAAGGTTTAGTTATTCGCACTAATTTCGATGCCGGTAGTTTATTATTTCAGCCCAGCAGAAGTTACCCACAAGGTAGCGTGGTGGTATATGATTCGAAACTATGGAGAGCTATACGAGATGTTACAAGTCTAGATACAAGTTCAATAACCATAGACAGCGAAGACTGGCAATACATAGAACCAGCCAGTGCGGCCAACTCATTAGATTACAATAAAGGAGTGGTAAACAACGGAATTGAAAACGGCATATTGACCTTTGATGTGCCATACGATGCTCCGAACACGCTTTATTATCAAAGCAAAATTACGCCAGATGCCTTTGGTCGATTCATTATCGCAGACATCGAAGAAAATACTTTTGTCAACGCAGATATAGATATTATCGGAAAAACCACATACACCAGCGGTAACGGTGTTGAATTTAGTAACGGCATGATTATAGAGTTTACAGGTAATGTTACTCCTGAAAAATATCTCAATGATACTTGGTTAGTAGAAGGAGTAGGTACTGCTATTACACTGACTAGATTCAGTGACCTTGCAGCGCCCGCACTTAGCATAGAAGTGCCTGAAGTATTATTTGATAATGAAGGATTTGATACACAGCCATTTGACGATGCCACAGAGTATGCTGCGGCAAAAGATTATATAACCATTGCAAGAGATAGCACAGACAATAATCCTTGGTCAAGATACAATCGATGGTTTCATAGATCTATTTTAGAAAAAGCATATCAATTAAGCGGTCAAGATTTTCCAGCTAATGAAACCGCCAGAGCCAAACGACCGATCATAGAATTCCGTGCTGGCCTGCAATTATTCAACCACGGTGTAGTCGCTAAACAAAGTGTGGATTACATAGATACCGCAACTACTGATATTTTTTCTATCATTGAAGGATCTAGAGGCTACAACATTGACGGTGAATTTTTATTTGATGGAGCAAGAATATTAGTTGTAGCCGATCAAGACAAATTAGTCAACAATAAAATATACACTGTGGAATTTATTACTCATAATAATTCTAAACAGATACATCTCAGAGAAAGTGTCGACACAGAATCGATCCTCGGACAATGCGTTACAGTAAGACGGGGAGTAATTAATAAAGGCATAATGTTCCATTTTAACGGAACTAATTGGGTACCCAGTCAACCTAAGACTGCTGTGAATCAAGAACCAAAGTTTGATGTCTTTGACAGCAACGAAATAAGTTTCAGCGATCGTACCACCTATCCAGACTCAGAATTTACAGGTTCGAGTATATTAAGCTACAAGCCAGGCAATGCAAGAATTGATAAAGAACTAGGTATTAAACTCAGTTATCTCAATATTGATAACATCGGTGATATAGAGTTTGACTATGATTGGGACATTGATACGTTTCGTTATACTGTTAATAATCTACCGGTAGACAAAAAAATATCTACAGGATTCTATAAATTAGGATCTAATTATGCTAATGGCTGGCAGCAATTAAATTCTAAATATCTACAACCTATAATCGACAATCAGATTGTAGGTGCCGTAACTGACACGTTAACATTTTCTACAATAAGATGGGAAAGTTTAACCACTGACCCCGAAATACACTTCGATCTTAACGGCGCAAAATACACAGGCACATGGACGAGAAATCTTGGTACCTTTGTATTCAGTAAACAATTTTCAGTGAAAGATGTTGTGGTAATTAAAATTATCACCGATGTTGACCCGGATCAAGGATACTATGAAATACCTGTTGGACTAGAAAAAAATCCTTTCAACACAGCTATCGCATCGTTTACTTTAGGGCAAGCTGTTGATCATATATCCAGTGCCGTAGAATGGGACAGCGAATTCCAAGGTCTATTGCCCGGTGCATCTAATCTTCGAGATCTCGAAAATTACAGACTATCTGCTAAAAGATTTTTAAAACACAGCGGTAATACACCGTTGGCTGTAATGGCGCTGTGTGATAAGACTCACAACATAGTTAAAGCAATTCAATACGCAAAGAAAGAATACACAGATTTTAAAAACAATTTCTTGCAGAGAGCTATAGAAATTGATTACAACGATCAACTAATTGATTTTGTAGATGATATTATTAACAGTCTAACCGCAGTTAAAACAGCGCAAGATGCGTTTGCTGATTCGGACATGATTGGTGCAGGAGCATATACCGCATTAACAACAGTGGTAGAAGATATCGGTATCACTACATTTACATTGTCAGAGCGATTTGATTTGAACACACTCAGCAGCAGAGCTGTGTATGTGTATCTTAATGGAACTCAGCTACTGAATAGCCGAGATTATGAGTTTAGTCCTGCGTTCAGTTTTGTAAAAATTACTAAGCCTTTGACAGAAGGCGACACTATTGAAATCAGAGAATATCTCAGCACTTCTACGAATTTTATTCCGCCTACTCCTACATCTATGGGATTGTATAAAAAATACACTCCTGTAAAATTTCTTGATGACACGTACAAGGAACCTAGATACGTTATTCAAGGCCATGACGGCAGTATTACAGCAGCGTTCGGAGATTTTAGAGACGACCTGTTGTTGGAATTAGAATTACGTATCTACAACAACATCAAACAACAATACGATCCTGCGGTCTTTGATATAGACCAAATATTAGCCGGCTATTACGGTGTTGGCGAATATTCTAAAAATCAGTTAGATAGGATTGTGGTACAAGATTTTCTAAAGTGGATTCAAAACACTAACATCAATTATACCTTAAATGAATATTTTGACAGCGAAAATTCATTTACTTATACCTATTCAAATATGTCAGATCCCACCAAGACCAAGAATATTCCTGGCTGGTGGAGAGGAGTATATCAGCATTTCTATGACACTGATCGCCCACATCGCTGTCCTTGGGAAATGTTGGGATTCAGTGAACAGCCTACATGGTGGCAGACTGAATATGGATCAGCTCCATACACCAGCAATAATTTAATCTTATGGGAAGATCTCGAAGCTGGTATCATTCGTCAGGGCGTTCGAGCCGGAAGATACGATAGATACAAACGTCCTGGATTGATTTCACATATTCCTGTTGACGGCGATGGTAAATTGCTGAGCCCGTTAGATTCTAATCTTGCTCAGGATTTTTCGCTGATTAACAACCGTGGACCGTTTGTGTTAGGAGATGTGAGCCCAGTAGAGTATGCATGGAGATCCAGTTCGGAATGGCCGTATGCAATTATCACAGCTATGTGTCTCATGAAACCGTTTGAATATATTCCTGATAATTTTGATAGATCTAGAATTAAAAAAAATAAATTAAATCAATACACAAATACAATTACAGAATTATTTGTAACTATCGCAGATATCGCACCGTATGTAACAGATCCTATAGCAGTGGGATTGGTAAAATATCTAACCAGTTACACCACAGCTCAAGGATTATCTAAGGATAGTCTGCAGACTAAAATAGAAAAGTTAGATGTGGCTTTGAGTTTTAGGATGAGCGGATTTGTGGATCAACAGCAGCAAAAATATCTCTTAGATTCTAAAAATCCCGCTTCTACCGCTTCCAGCATCTTTATTCCTCCTGAGAATTATGACATTGTGTTTAACGTTAGCAGTCCAGTAGCTTCTGTTAGTTACAGTGGTATGAGACTGGAAAAAACTTCAGGCGGATGGATAGTAGCAGGTTACGATGATATTCATCCGTACTTTAATTACCATCAAGCTCAGGCCAGCAGTAAAGATCCTGTAATTTCTGTAGGCGGGGTTAGTGAGTCATTTACAGATTGGGTCGAAGATAAAAACTACAACAACGGTGTGTTAATAAGATACCAAAGTAATTTTTATCGTGCTTTAAAAACCCATCGTAGTGCAGGGGATTTTGATCGCAGCTTATGGCAGAAATTAGGAGATGTACCTAAGATAGGTGCTGTTGAAGCACTACGCAGACGAGTGTTTAATACTATTACTGTAAAACAAATCAGTTATGGTACACTCTTGACCAGTATACAACAGGTAGTAGATCTACTGTTAGGCTATGAAAGCTATCTTAAAACACAAGGCATTGTGTTTGATAATTATGATCCGCAAAACGCCACCAGCCAAGATTGGCTCAGTGCTGCTAAAGAATTTATGTTCTGGACCAAGCACAACTGGGATTCTGGTGCTATAATAGCTCTAAGTCCTTCCGCACAAAAATTAAAAATTTCTATCCCAGTAGGAACACCAGACAATCTGCTTGACGGATTCTACGATTATCAGATACTGAAAGGTGACGGAACACCGTTGGCTCCGAGATTCCTTAACGTCAACAGAAGTTTTCAGAATTTAGATATAGAAACTACAAACACCACAGACGGCATTTATTTTGCAAGCCTACACTATGTAATTAAAGAACACGTTACAGTGTTTGATGATCGCACAGTATTCAATGATATTATCTACGATAAGTCCACAGGTTATCGTCAAGGTCGCATTAAAATGCAGGCCTTCCGCACAGTAGACTGGGACGGTGATTATACCAGCCCAGGATTCATATTCGACAATGTTGATATACAGACTTGGCAACCTTTCCGGGATTACAAACTGGGAGATATTGTTTCTTACAAATCGTATAATTGGACCAGCCTTGTAAATCAATTAGGTACAGAAACATTTAACAATGCCAACTGGACAAAATTAGATTCAACACCGATCAAACAATTGGTATCGAACTTTGACTATAAAATTAAACAGTTCAGCGATTATTTTGAAACTTCGTCCCAAGGACTTGATCAAAGTCAGCGAGATTTAGCTCGACACGCTATTGGATATCAATCACGAGATTATCTCCAAAATCTCGCAGAAGATCCTGTAAGCCAATTTCAACTGTATCAAGGATTTATTAGAGAAAAAGGCACAGCAAACAGTATAACTAAAATTTTCAACAAGCTGAGCAGATCGGGATCTGACAGCGTTGTACTTAATGAAGAATGGGCTTTCCGCCTTGGGCAGGTCGGCGGTACAGATCAATTTTCAGAAATTGAAATACAACTAGAAAAGAACAAATTTAAATTAAATCCTCAACCTCATCTAGTCATCGCCAGCGAACTACCGACGGTATCGGATCAATATTATAGATTCACTGCTAACGATTTTACAATTTCACCAATTCCGTACACATCGGATATTTTACCTACCACATCGGAGATTGTGCCGGAATTTACTGCCGGGTATATTAGCTCAGGACAATACCAGCATGTGATCGGTAGATTAGATCAGCTGACAACTCTCGACATAACCACGGTTAACGAAAACGATCATATCTGGGTAACTTTTTATCAAGACAGCTGGCAGGTACTTCGAGTCAACGAATCACCACTGTTATATGTCACTGAATTAGTGCGGGTAGACGACACTGTAGTCACCTTAACATTAAACAGACCGCATTCAGTATCCGTCGACGATTACATAGGGTTCCGTGAAATAATCAATCTCAGCGGATTTTTTAAAGTCAGTGCAGTGACCAACACTACAGTGACAGTTGAGGTTAGTGCAGACATTGATGATCCTGAATTAGACGCCAGCACCACAGTTAATATTCAGTTATTGACCACAGCAAGATTTGCAGACTACGCCGCAGTTGATCAACATCCGGCAGCACTTCTAAAAAATAAATCATTAGTATTTGTAGACAACAATGGTGATGATCTATGGGAAGTAGTGGAGAAAAATAAATTATATACCGCAAAAACCATAGCAGACTTTGGTATCACAACTCCGGTATCAGCAGGATCTAAAGTCATTTATGACAACAATAACAAGCATGTAATCAGCAGTATTCCAGGTTCGGGATTTGTTAATGTGCATGTGGAAACACCTTCAGGGCTGATATTAAAACAGATCATAGCACCACCAATAGGTTTCTTCGACATAGCGTTGGGATCATTCGGTGAAAAGATGGCTGTTAGTCCTGACGGCAAATATCTTGTGATAGGAGCACCGTTAGCCAGCGGTGTTGTGAATAGATATATGGGCGAATGGCAGACCGAATTTACCTACGAACAAGATGACATCGTATTGTACGGTGGCAGACTTTACAGAGCTTTAAATGCCAACGGAAACTTTGTAGGGTTAGGCGACGGCAGCACTCAAATAGCCATAAACTCCGACGACTGGGTTCCGCACACCGCAGTGATACCTGCTGCAACCTCAGGACGTAATCCTGGATATTACCAGCAAGGTATGGTAGCTGTTTATGAATTTATCAGCGGAAGATATATCAATGTTACCGCATTTGTCTCTCCGAGACCCACAGACAACGAAAAGTTTGGATCAGAAATTACCATAGGTGTCAACGGCACCGAATATTATATGGCAGTATCTGCCATAGGATCCTATAACAATACCGGTCGAGTATATCTTATCAAGTACACAGGCACAGAGTGGACACACATGGAAAATCCTCTGTACAAAGGCACATACAATCTACTTGATTCATACAGACAAGGTGACATAGTATGGCAGGCTGCACAAGATCCTATTTCTGAAACAGTACGAGGCAATCTATGGCAGAGTCTAGACGGGTCAACGTCAGACGGTAGCACTATAACTTTAGAGTCACAGAATTGGCTCAAAGTCAGCGATATATCCACGCACTGCTCTTTGCCCACTAACATCTCTGTGGAAGACGATGGCTCTACCATGGAGTTTACAACCACAGGTCTTTTAACCAATACACAAAAAGCAGAATTAGTCAAGCAAGGCGATCAGTTTGGTTTTTCTATGGCCATGAGCAGAGATGGCAGCATATTAGTTATTGGTGCGCCCGACAGTGATGGTCAATATTTTGCAAATTATCGAGGGCTATGGCGCGGCGATGTAGAATATGTCGAGGGCGAAGTAGTTCGTCACAGAGGCTCTCCAGGTGATTCATATCAGTACTATCAGCTTGGCGACGGTTTTTTAGGCCCAGACAGCACTTACCGTAGCTACAACGAAGATCCATCCGACAGTGCAAATTGGCAACAGGTAGGAGACAGTACCACAACCTCCAGCGGTAAGATATTTGTATATAAGAAATCTGCATATGATTCATATGAATTCACTCAGATGATCAACGCAGGAACTCTCTCATCGTTCACTGACATAGATTCTGGATTAGTAATCAGCACAGGGGATCAATTTGGGTTCAGCATGGATATAGATGCCAACGGTACAATGTTGGCAGTTTCAAGTCCTCGAGCAGATATAAATTATCAAGACCAAGGTGCAGTATACATTTTAGAATTAGATCAATCAGTAACTGAATTCCGCGTTAAACAGCGTTTACAGAGTTACGAAATTTACACCAATGAATATTTTGGATTTGCTGTATCAGTAAGCCCAGATGGAGCGAAGGTTGCTATAGGAGCGAGAAATTCTAAAACACCATTTCCTGTAAATTTTGATATATTAGAAGGCACAACATTTGATAATGCAAGAACAAGATTTTATGTAGAACAAGGATTTACTGGCGGAGTATACGTATTTGATAAAAAAGATCAGGTGTTTTTCTTAACAGAAAAACTTGACAGCGATCTTCAAGCAGACGAATCATTTGGTCACAGCATTGATTGTATAGGTACAAAATTATTAGTAGGATCTCCGTATTATAAAAACGCAATTACAAATACCTATCAGGGTATAGTGCGCTTGTTCACTGCAGATGCTGCCGGTTCTAGCTGGACAATATTAGCGAATCAAACGCCGTTAGTAGATCTTAGAAAAATTAAAAAAATTGAACTTTATGACAATGTTGCTAATGTTAAAATAGCAGATTTAGATTACATAGACGCTGCGAAAGGAAAAATACTTAACATTGCCGAACAGGAATTAAAATATAAAACTCCATACGACCCTGCAGTCTATACTGTAGGTACAGCAGAAGTGGTAGTGGATACTACTATAAACTGGTTGGAAAAAAATGTAGGCAAGTTGTGGTGGAACACTGGCACAGCTAAGTTTCAATATGCAGAACAAAAAGACTCTGCTTATAGAATAGGTAATTGGAATCAACCAGTGCTGGGATCTAGCATTGATGTATATGAGTGGGTAGAAACAGTACTGCTGCCCAGTGAATGGGCTGCGTTGGCAGACACTAACGCTGGGCTATCTCAAGGAATCAGCGGACAACCGTTGTATCCTAACAATGATGTGTACAGTGTAAAATTCTTCTTTAGTCCTACTACCGGTGACGTTTCAGAAACACTGTATTACTATTGGGTACGTAGCAAAGCTGTAACTCCATCCAATATGCCTGATCGCATAAGATCAGCTGCTGAGGTGGCTGATCTAATTGCCAACCCAGCTGGAACCGGTCTTGCATTCGTGGCATTTTTGCAGGCAGATAAATTCTTAAGTTATAATTTTAAATCAATAATGCAGTCTGATACTGCATTGATAAATCTACAGATTAGAAAAAATTTAGAATCGCAAGTTCCTATTCACAACGAATATCAACTGTTAACTGAAGGAATAGCAGATAGTTTACCTTCTGCAAAATTAGAAAACAAATGGATTGACAGTCTTGTTGGTTCCGATATCTCTGGCAATCGTATTCCGGATGCAGCACTGCCTGCAAAACAAAAATACGGGATACAGTATAGACCGCGTCAAACTATGTTTGTTGATAGAATATTAGCATTGAAAATTGTTATAGAATATATCAACGGCATTTTACAAAAAGAAACATTTGCAGAAACTATAGATTTTACCAATCTCAACAGTGTAGACACCGTTCCCAGCATCGAGTTAAATTTATATGATGTAGCAGTAGATACCGATGTTGATTTGCAGGCAGTAGGTACAACAAATATCAAACGTGCAATTCTACGAGCTAACCTAATCAACGGAGAACTAGACACTGTAGATATTGTGGATCCCGGATACGGATACAAACCTAGAGAATTGTTCGATCAAGAGCTGCCGGGTGTCTATCTCGGTCCTCCAGTGACTATATCGGGTGATGGTATAAACGCCACCGCAGTTTGTCATATAGATAGTCAAGGTCGAGTTATTCAAGCTGTAGTGACTAATCGTGGTAAAAAATACAGCAGTATGAACATCCAAGTTAGGTATTTTTCTGTGTTAGTAAATGCTGATAGAACTTTAAATAATTTCTGGAGTATATATTCTTGGGATGACTCACGAAAAGTATATTTCCGCAGCAAATCGCAGTCGTTTGATACTACAAAATATTGGACTACTGTAGACTGGAAAAAAGAAGGGTATGATAATAATCTTAAAATTATCAAAGAATTTATCAGTATCTATGAAATTGTCGACGGCCAAATTAAAGTCGGAGAAGTTATCAGAGTCAAAGAATATGCAGCCGGTGGCTGGGCAGTGTTTGAAAAAATATCAGACACTGCTGCAGAGTTTTTAGATCGATATCTATTGATCAGCAGACAGAATGGCACCATTCAACTGAACTCATCGTTATACGATACAGCTACTATCGGGGTAGGATTTGATAATACACAGGCATTCGATACCACCACATATGATATCGAAAATGCTCAAGAATTGAGAAATATTTTTACAGCAATTAAACAAGATGTGTTTATCGGTAACTATTCTGTAGAGTGGAACAAATTATTCTTTGCTTCTATACGACACGTTTTAAGTGAACAGCAATATGTAGACTGGATATTCAAAACAAGTTTTTTAAACGCCACACACAATGTTGGAGCTTTTGAACAAAAAGTCAATTACAAAAATGACAATCTTGAAAGCTACCAGGAATATATCCACGAAGTAAAACCATTTAGAACTACAGTGAGAGAATATGTCAGTCGTTATGATACACCGGAAACATATGCATCTGCTGCTACAGATTTTGATTTACCGCCGGTGTATTCAGTATTTGACGGCCGTGCTAATCCTGTAAATTCTTCCTCAACAGAAATATCTCAGTATCCGTGGAAATGGTGGGCAGATAATAATGCGTATTCGGTAACAGCTATTGAAGTGTATCAGCAAGGCGCTGGATATAATACCGCACCTAAAGTGTTGATTGAAGGAACAGGTACCGGTGCCACTGCTAGAGCATTTATTTCTAATGGCAAGGTTTCTGGTATACAGGTGTTAACTACAGGCTCTGGTTATACTTCAGCACCGACTGTTAGATTAGTGGGAGGAAATCCTACTATCTCTGTGCAAGCCAAAGCTGTGGCAATAATAGGTGACTCACAGGTTAGAACGTTTGATGTTTCGGTGAAATTTGATAGAATTTCAAAAACTGGAATCTACAATACGTTTTCGCAGACACAGACATTTACTGCCACAGGAAGTTCTGCGGTGTTCTTATTAAATTATGCTCCGACCAACGACAAAAGTAAAATTACTATAACACGGACATCGTTTGCGACTAAAAAAACACAGGTAGTATTATCCAGCGAATATACTATTAGTTTGTATTATCAGACCACTGACAGCTATTCTCTATTACGAGGCAAGTTGATATTTAATGTAGCTCCTACGAAAGATGACACAATCACAGTAAGCTATGATAAAAATGTCACGCTTTTTGATGCAGTGAATAGAATCAATCAATCCTATGCACCTAAAGCTGGCATGGTCGGAAAAGAACTGAATCAGTTAATGACTGGTATTGATTTTGGCGGAGTACAGATACAAGGTACTACCTTTGACGTCACTGGTGGATGGGATGCTCTACCTTGGTTTACTGACAACTGGGATTCAGTTGAGACCAGCGCAGATTATTATTTTATAGTTGATGGCATACGATCTTTTGTTGACTCTACAGCGATATATTTGAAAGATGAAATTGTGGAAGTCAACGGCATATTGTACAAAGCACTAAAAAACAGTGTTGACACCGCAGGCAATGTTATTATTCCTATTATTTCACAGGAGTGGCAGTTATTCTGGGAAATATTCACAGTGAGACTACCTTATGTACCTGCTGTAGGTCAAAAAATTAATATCTACATCAAGCGCAAAAATACTAATATCACAGTTCGTATAGATGACGAGTTTTACACAGCTAATAATGATTCTAGCACAGGCGTAAATCCAACAGCAGAAATGCCAACGTTTGTCGGCGACGGCGTTAGCAATGGAATTCAAATTGGCCAATATCTATTAGTCAACAATGAAGACACATTAATTTTCCGTCCTATAGAAAGTGACGGTAGTGTTTCAATAAATGATAATAATATTTTAGATACTAGACTCAGCGGTGGATCGCTGTCGGCTATTAGCAATGCCTATGTCACTGCCGCAGGCACTACAGCAGAAGAAATATCTATCACCGGTGGTAAGTTTATAGACCCTACAGTGGTACCAGCACCCGAAGAAAATGTTCCAGGACAGGTTATAGAAAGTGTTTCAATCAAAGTATATAACAACACAACATCTGGCGCAGCACCGCTGCATTCTAACGTAAAAATTGCTGACGGCACAACGACTCAGTTTTCTATAGGGCAGGCTGTATTAGAAAATAAATCAGTTTTTGTTTATGTAGACAACATATCAAAGACTGTAGACACTGATTATACAATCAATCTACAAACCAATACTGTAAATTTTGTTGTAGCCCCATTGGCAGATAAAATAGTAGAAATACTCAGTATAGGTATTGGAGGTGTGGGTATTTTAGATTATCAGAGCTATATCGCAGATGGAACTACAGGTTTATTTTTAACCAACGCTAATTATGATAACACCAGTAACATATTTGTAAGCGTGAACGGAACTCAAGTAGATGTGGGATTCCGTAATAGCACAAATGTAATTGATGCTGTGGGTAAAACTTTGGTTGAATTTGGAATCACACCACAGGTGGGCGATGTGGTAAAAATTGTATGTTTAGAAGCCAGCACGGATGCAGATAGCTCAGGACTATCATTAGTACAGATCAATACACAAACTTTTTATTATGAAGGCAGCACAAGAAGTTTCAACATCGATGGTCTTAGTGAATTAGCTCGAGGGTCGTTGTTGAGTTCTGTGTTGGTAGAAGTTGACGGACACTTATTGAAAGGACCTGACACAGTGTATGCTGTCTATAACGGATCTAACAATGTTATCCAACTTGGTGTAGATCCAATTGAGGCCGGCGGCAGCATATTACCAGCAAATCTAAAAGTTCTAATTAATGATCAACTTAGATCATTTATTGTAGACTATACATTAGATGGCCCTGCTAAGGTACTAACGTTGAATCCTTTAAAATTATCAATAGGCGATAAAATTACCGTTGTTAATGATTTAAGAGCAGAATATTCTATAGACGGGAATACTATTGCAATTTCTGCAGTCTATCCGATGGTCAGCGTTAATGAAACAGACAACGTTCCAATTGTAGTGACTTGGTTCGGCGAATATCCATCTATGAATATCATTCAAGATGAAAGTACCGGTAGTCGTGTTCAGTATCAATTATCAAGACCTCCTATCTCTGTAAGCTATGTGTGGGTATACAAGAACGGTATACGCCTTAGCCAAGACAAGGATTATTATGTGATTTTACCGAGAGCGGTAGTTTACCTTACAGTAGATTCATTGCCTTCCGATGAAATCAAAATTGTTAATTTCAGTAATGATATTTTTAAATTACCATCAGCATATGAAATACATAAAGATATGTTGAATGTATATCATTATAACAGATTTTCAAAAGACAAATGCAAATTAGCTCAACCGTTAAACTACTTTGATACTAACATATTAGTTACAGACGCTACTGGGCTGTCGCAACCCATTACTACTAGAAATTTACCGGGAGTCGTGTTTATAGATGGAGAACGCATCGAGTACATGGTTAAATCGGGTAATACACTAAGTCAATTGCGTAGAGGGGCTCAAGGCACAGCTATAGCACAAATACATGCCGAGGGCACAGCAGTAGTTGACGTAGGATACAGTGAAGTAATACCATATAACGAAACTCAGCAGAGAACAGATTTTACCAGCGACGGTAGTACACTGCTGATAGGGCCACTAGATTTTACGCCTCAAAAAGCATCAAGAAGCGGTACCTGGTACAGAAACACTATCCCATCTACTTACGGTCCTTGCGATCAAATAGAAGTGTTTGCTGCAGGTCGAAGATTGAAAAAAGACCCACAGTCTGTGTATGTAGAAGCCAACGGTGCTGCCAGTCCAGCGGCAGACGAAACACAAGAAGCAGAATTCAGCGTAGACGGAGCTGCGGCTCAGATAAGACTAACAGCAGCATTGCCAGCAGGCACACGAGTGACTGTGTTGAGAAGACAGGGTAAAACATGGCATAGCAGAGGAGAAACCACAGCTACTAACGGTGTTAGTTTAATAGATTCTGATACAGCTATAGCAAAATTCATTGTGGAAAAGACCACCGCGATACCTGAATAAATACATGATGGAACAAAAAGAGATCAAAATGCCAAATAATCAAGACCAGCAAGCAAATACCTCTCAATCCCGCCCAAATGAAACCGGCGGATTTCACTTCGAAGGGCATATCAAAATACACGATCCCGAAACCAAAGAAGTTTTTGTGGATAAACGTAATGCTATTCACTATGAAAACATGAGCGTGGCCATGGTTAACAGTCTTAGCAATCAAGGATACGGTACAGTATATCAAATGATTTTTGGTACAGGCGGAACCACAGTAGACCCTACGGGGCTTATCACATATCTTACTCCTAACACAGTGGGAGTGAATTCTAGCTTATATAATCAAACCTACCAAAAAGTAGTGGATCAAAATGCCATTGAGAATCAAGACCCCATTCGAAATAAAATGCAGATACGGCACATCAGTGGAGCTACCTATAGCGATATTTTGATTAGCTGTTTGTTAGACTACGGTGAGCCGTTGGATCAAGAAGCGTTCGATAACAGTGTGGACATGAACGGTTCGTTTGTATTTGATGAACTGGGATTAAAAAGTCTTGGACCAAATACCTCAGATGGAAAGCTATTGACACATGTGATATTCCACCCTGTGCAAAAAAGTTTGAATCGATTACTGCAGATAGATTATACTATACGTGTGCAGAGTTTAACCGGATTTGCTGAGGTCTAATCATGCCATACATAGTTAATTTTACAGACAACGAAAACAAAAGTCCAATTACAGTATTTGACAATACTTCTAGCACAGATACCAGTCTTACATTCCCCGGCCGCAATGTCACTGGCTACGGCCAGATTATCGCAGAAAACTTTTTATCACTGCTGGAAAATTTTGCATCAACTAACCAACCAGTGAACCCAGTAGAAGGTCAGTTATGGTATGACAGTACTGGAGGTCAGCAGACTCTAAAGATCTGGGATAACACTGCATGGAAAGCAGCATCTGGTATACAAAAAGGTGTAAGCCAACCTGCTGTAGAAGACAGCAAAGTAGGAGAACTATGGGTAGACACTACAAATCAACAGCTACGCATATTCACCGGCACTAGATGGATTTTAGTTGGTCCGGTTGAAAGTTCAGTAGGCGGATTGAGATACGGTCCAGTTATAGAAAAAATTGCCGACTCAGACAACGTAGATAGATTTATATTGGTATTTTTTATCGCTGATATTCCGGTCATTATATTCAGTAAAGACAGCTTTACTCCTAAAACTATCATCACTGGTTTCGACACCATTCGGTCAGGAATAAACATCAGTGCTCCTGCTACTTCTGGAGAAATAGCAAATTTCGTAGGAGGGTTTTTACCTATACTCAATGGCACAGCTAAAAATGCTCAAGCATTATCAGTCGGCGGAGTAGAAGTACCTGCAGGAAATTTTCTTAGAAAGGACACTGTTAACGTCACTGATTTTGAAATAAAAATAAAAAACAACAACGGCGTCTCTATAGGAATCGATGAAACATTCAAGTTGCTGTCTACAGAATCATCAAGCAGCATTTATAATTCTGCAGCAGGCAGTTCGATTGATTTGCAAACCAATAGAAACGGAATTCCTGCAACTATAATTAGAGTAATCGATAACCGAGTGGGAATCAACCAAGATAACCCACTAGAAGCATTAGATGTATTAGGTAATATCAAACTCACTGGAACATTAACAACTACAAATACCACAGCCAGCACCAATTTAAATAACGGCAGTATACAGACTTTAGGTGGCGTGGCAATTACTAAAAATCTAATAGTAGGTGACGGTATAGATGTTACTGGAACACTGCAAACCAACACCATACAGCCAAAAATAACCAACACTTATGATTTAGGCACGTCTCTGAGAAGATTTAATAACGTCCGTGCTAAAACAATCACTGCAGATATCATACAAGGTGTGTTGGAAGGTAACATCAGCGGTAACGCCAACACGGCCACTTCATTGAGCACAGTGACCAGTTTTCAATTAGCAGGCGACGTTGTGTCTCCTGCAATATTATTTGATGGACAAATAGGTGCTGCGACCAAAGTCTTCAATGCCACACTGACCGCCAACATTATCGCGGCCAAGTCAGAACCTTCACCTAATCGAGGTAAAAAGGGCGATTTCTTATTAACCTATAGACCTAGTGAAAGCACGTTAGCCAGTTCCGGCCTCTTGAAACAAACCAGAGAACGGTTTATGGCTGATTTAGCTGTGCCGATTGGTGCAATATTGCCTTATGCTGGTGGAACCACACCTGACGGTTATCTCTTGTGTGATGGTAGTGAAGTTGAAAGATCAAAATACGGAGATCTATTTGACATTGTTGGTGTTACTTTTAATGGCGCCGCACCGTTAGTAGGAGTGGGCACTTTTAGATTACCAGATTTACGAGGTAGATTTGCCCTGGGTAGAGACAACATGGACAACGCAGGTACTGTACCTTCGAGTGCAGGACCGTACGTAGATGCAGGTGGTGGTGTCGCAGGCCGCGTACCTGACGTGCAGGCTACAATTCTCGGAGGCTCGGCGGGATTAAGTTCAGTTCCTCTAACTTTGGCCAACCTACCCGAGCACAGTCATACATTATCAACATCTACGCAAGACTATTCTGCAGTTGCATTAACAACAACACTCGATCCGTTGGCTACTTCTGGACTTGGACCAACAGCACCTGGTCAGGCGCAGTATCTCAAAGACAGCGGCAACGTTAAAAAACCAGTCGGAGTAACTCTCGGGACTGCTGTGGGATTGATGAATCCGTTTTTAGCAATAAATTATATAATCAGATCCGGCCCACCGGCATTCTAATAGGTAAAATAACATGGCATATCAGATTAACAAAACAGACGGAACTATAGTTGCTACAGTTGCAGACGGTCAAATTGATGATCGATCAACTGCAATTACTTTAATCGGAAAAAACTACAGCGGGTTTGGAGAAATATTTAATGAAAATTTAATTCAAATATTAGAGAACTTTGCAGACTCAACTCCACCGGACAATCCTATTAGAGGTCAAATATGGTTTGATTCCAGCCAGTCTAAGCTGAAGGTATATAATGGGTTGGATTTTGTTCCAGTAAGTTCTGCCACTATTTCCAGTTCGCAACCGACAACATTGGCCACAGGTGATTTGTGGTATGATAATGTAAGACAACAATTATTTTTCTTTGATGGTACGTCAGCAATACTAATGGCCCCATCATACAGCAGTGCTCAAAGTCGTAGTGGCCTACAAGTCGACACTATTCTTGACACACTTAATCAAACCAGAGTTATTACCAGTTTGTACAACAATGGTATTTTGTTAGGTATATTTGCCAAAGACAGCTTTACACCAAAAGTCGCTATCATAGGATTTACAGGCAGTATTGAACCAGGATTTAATGCAGGTACATTAGCAAATTTTAAAATACGTGCTACTTGTACTAACAGCGACAGTCTCGGTGGAGCAGTAGCCACCACTTATGTTCGAACAGACAGCTCAAATGCCATTAATGGTCAACTTCAAATAACTGTAGACTCGGGAATAATATTAGGATCAGCAGGTCAAGGATTACTGTTTGTAAATAGTGGCGATTTTGTTTTAGCGAATTCCTCTCAGGATAAGAATATCACACTCAGTGTGAATAAGGCATCCACTCAGGAAAACGCTGTAGTGATAAATGCTTCTGAAAGAACCATAGGATTATATCCTACCATTGCTGCAAGCACAGTTAACGTCGGTGGAGATTTAGTAGTAGCAGGTAACCTCACAGTGGAAGGGACTACAACTACATTAAACACCAGTGTTTTTACAGTAGAAGATAAGAATATTATAATTGCCAATGTGGCCAGTCCTACTAATAGTACAGCTGACGGTGCAGGCATAACAATCAAAGGCTCCACAGATAAAACTATTGCTTATTCAAATTCCAGTAACTGGTTGGATGTATCAGAAACAGTGAATTTAGCAGCTGGTAAAGCATTGTACATAGGTGGTACCAAAGTTATAGACGGTAACAGTCTTGGATCCGCAATCACAAGTATCCCAGGCGTGAGTTCATTCGGTACACAAAATGTGTTAAATGTTGGACCGGGTGCTCCGGCCGTTACACGTATGAGATTGGAAAATAATAGAATCTCTACAGTGGCATCTAACTTTGATATTGAATTAGAACCAGACGGTACAGGAAATGTAGTACTAATAGGATCGCCGAGAATCACAGGAATGGCTAATCCGACGTCTGCTCAAGATGCTGCTACTAAAGAATACACCGATAATAGAATAGAATCAAGACCGTTGATTTTCTCAATTGATATATCTGATGGAAAATCTAATACATATATAATTGCTAATATTTTAAACAATCTTGCTCCTGTGTCCGAATATCGCGCAGGCACATATGCAAGAATGTTATGTAGTTTAATCAGTAATAATGCACAGTCGCTGGAGATTAATTCGCTGCCACCAGCATTGTCAACATCTGCATTCTTAACTAATCTTGGTGGTGCCAGCAGCTTGGCTATTACTAATATAAGTTTTCCAACAGCCACTATTGCAGCAGCCAGTGTGTCTGTGACAAGAATAATTAAATTGTTTCAAATAGTAGGAGGCGTGTGGGCATGGCAATCAGACACAGTGCTTCCTCCATAATGAATTAGGAGCGGCTAAATGGCCTATGTAATTAATAAGTTTAGTGGCGAAGAACTAATAGTGCTCGATGACGGCACGTTAGATACCACTACCAGTCTCGGCTTGGTAGGTAGAAACTATGTGGGCTATGGCGAAACACAGAATGAAAATTTTCTGTTTCTCTTAGAAAATTTTGCCAACACAGCTCCGCCTTCCAGACCAATCACTGGACAGATATGGTTCAACACCACAGATGACACTGCTTATGCCTATGACGGCGCCCAGTGGAATCCTATAGGATCGGCAGCAGTCAGTGCCACAACTCCGACTAACAGTAATGCAGGTGCATTATGGTTAAAAACACCGGTTAACCAGCTATTTGTTTATACTGGCACAGAATGGAGATTTATAGGTCCTGAAGCTGTAGAAGGGTTTGGCTCAACAAGAGCCAGGGCAGGATCGTTGGATAATACCGCAGGCGATCCGAGACCTGTGATCTTTTTAGAAACCAACGGCACACCATTTGCTATCTGTACTGCTTCGGCATTTATTATTAATCCTAATAATTCGGTTATTGGATTTAGCAATGTTCTACAGGCAGGAATAAATTTATCTGAGACTGCTAAAATCAACGGCAGTATCACTGGCAACGCAGCCACAGCAGATCAATTGGCCACAGCAAGATTAATTAATGGTGTGCCATTTAATGCTTCGTCGAATATAACGGTCACCGCCAACACTACTAATACGTTGAAAAAAGGCACCTACATTGTAGGAGCTGATTTTGATGGTAGTGCAGAACGCACATGGAGTGTCGACGCTTCTTCTGCAAATTTAATAGGCAAAGTAGTAGCACGAAATTCAGAAGGAGGATTTTCAGCTGGTACTATCAGCGCATCCTTTGTAGGTGATCTCACAGGAAATGTCACTGCCGGCAGCGGAGTAAGTGCATTCAACATCGTTCAGGCTAATCAGTTTGTTGGCGCACAGCTTACCGGCAATGCCGCCACAGCTACAAGATTAGCCACAACAAGAACTATAAATGGTGTGAATTTCGACGGCAGCAACAATATTACTGTTCCTGCCAGCGCAGAAACACTGACAGGAAATTCCATTAATAACTCTGTGACATTGAGCGGTTTGACACAGGTGGGAACATTGAGTTCTTTAAATGTCAGCGACAGCGGTATATTTCTAGGCAGCGGAACGCAACTTAGAGTATTTGTAGACTCTAGTGTTCCGACAATTAGATCAACTACTGGTCGATTGAATTTTGATATGGGCGGCAGCGGACCGGATATCAATTTTGTGGATTCTGCAACTTCATTGAGTCTTGGTGGACCTAATGCTCCGGCAGTGATAGGCGATAACAACACTAATCTTGGTATTACTGGATATAAATTCAACGGTATTTATGCTAATAATTTATTTGGAAATGCCGCCACAGCCACTTTATCTACTAATGCTACTAATCTTGTTGGTGGCGGGCTGGGTGCTATTCCAGTTCAACAATCTGTAGGGGTCACAGGCTTTTTAGGATTAGGTGCAGATAATTCAGTATTGAGAGCAAGAACAGGTGGCCCGGCGTGGGAACCATTGATCTTAGAGCAGCTAAACAAAGGCAGCTTTATCAATATGCTCAATTCCACTACCAGCGGTAGTGTGAATTTCTTTAATTCTTCAGTGCCAGTAACAATATCTGTAGATGCCACCTCCACCAACACAGCCAGTAAAGTAGTAGCACGTGATGCCAGCGGTAATTTCTCAGCAGGCACCGTGTCAGCAAATTTAAGTTTACCTGCCAGTGGTTTAATAAGTTGGCCAAATGACCAATATGGCGGTAGTGGTGATATTGCAAGAATTGAAACCTACTCCGGTGGTGGCGAAGCTCTACGGTTGCGGTTGTATGTAAACAATGATGCAGATGACATCATTGAGTTAGATGCTGCTGGCGGAGTTTTAGTAACCAGAGGTAATATCACAGCTGCTACAGCACCAACATCAGGCAGTCATATAGCCAATAAAACCTATGTTGATCAAGCAATAGCAAATGCAAGCTACTATGATATATTTTCTAATGGAGTTCAAAGCCCAGGACCGCAATCCTTCCCGCAACGAACCATACGAGGTTTTTCAGCATATTCCAGCACTGATTTTCCCGGAGCATATTTTGGTGGTATCACAATAAACGGACCTAGTGGTGTGTATTCGGGACAGATTGCTTTCAATTGGAATTCTGAAGAAACTGCTCCTACAGGATTATATTTCAGAGTCAACGATGATACCAGTAACACGGCTGCGTGGAGTCCTTGGAAACAAGTAGCTACCACTGATAGTGATTTAGTTTTTGTCTCAGGTGCCGCTTATAGTCAGGCAGGGTTTACTAATCAAGTTGGGTCGTTTAATGATGGTGCTAACTATTTTGATGTATTTCCTCCCTTCGGAAAATCAATGGCAAATTTGAGAGCTTTTATTCCGTCAATTCATGTGATACACTTTGCAGGCGGAGTAAACGGAGACGATAGCCTTAGATGCACCTATACATATTTTGGTGACAGAATAAGGGTATATGTGCAAAACACAGAACAGCGATCTACGCCAGCAGCAAACTATTTGGCCATTTGGAGATAATAATGTATTACGTGTGTATCGAAAATAATAATGTAATAAGTGTATTAAATTACAGGCCGAACGTTCCTTCTTCTGTAACGATAACTGAAATCACAGATGCCCAGTATGGTCAAATAGAGGCTACCACTCATAAATTTGACGTAGGGACAAAAACTGTAATAGCAAATCCAGATTATAGTCAGGCGGCAAAAGAACAACAACAGAAAAATGCTGTAGAAAGAGAATTTTTAAACAGTACAGATTGGAAGATTTTACGGCATATCAGGCAGAAAGCACTGAATATCGCCACAAGTCTATCAGATGCAGAGTATACGCAACTTGAGCAGCAGCGTGAAACCGCAGCAGCTCGTATAGTATAACAGCAATAAATACAAGATATTAGGGGCTAACAGCATGGCATATGAAGTCAATAAATTTAACGGTGTGTTTTTAACGTCTGTAGCTGACGGCACTATCGACACCACTACTGATCTAAGATTAGTTGGTAAAAATTACGCAGGCTACGGAGAAGTGCAGAATGAAAATTTTGTACATTTATTAGAAAATTTCGCTAATACTACAGCTCCACCAAAATCCGTTACCGGACAAATTTGGTTTGATACAGCTGCCAAAAAACTGAAATTCTATGATGGTGCCAGATTCAAAGTTGCAGGCGGTGCTGAAGCCAGCGCCACTGCTCCTAGTGGGTTAGTGGTAGGTGACTTCTGGTGGGACACAGGAGCCAAACAACTATACACCTACACCGGCACAGAATTTACCCTTATCGGTCCGATCGCAAGTCCAGACTTAGGTACTTCAATAATAAGCCCTTCGGTGGTCTACGGTACTATCAGCACCGCAGAAGGACCGCATACCATATTAAAAGTTATATCAGACAACAAAACCATTGCGGTGGTCAGCAAGACTGCATTCACTTTAGACAACAGCAAAAATGCCATTGATGATTTCACGGTAATTAAGAAAGGTATTACACTGGCTAAATCACAGACAGGTGTATCCACTGACGATTTTACCTTTTGGGGAACAGCATCAAATGCTGCTAAGTTGGGAGGATTCACTGCTGACCAATATATTAAAACAGGCGAAAGCGCATTTAATTCAGAAGTTAGCTTTAAGGATCCCGGATTTCAAGTTGGCGACGGTAACGATCTTAGAATCCGTGTAGAAGGCGGCAATGATGTTATTGTTGAAAACCGTCTCGGTAACGATATTACTTTTAGAATCACAGTCGCTGAAACCACAGACGAAAGAGATATTGCGATTATAAGACCCACTGGCGTAGTTCCTGGAGTTGGAAATGCATATACTTTGGGATCATCTGCGTTGGCGTGGAGCGATGTGTATGCTACTACATTTAGAGGTGCATTAGTAGGCGCTGTCACAGGTAATACCACAGGCAGTCATAAAGGTAATGTATTAGCCGACGACAACAACGTTATGATCAATGCAGCTACTAAGCAGATAGGATTTGCTGGAGCAAATATTGTAGGGACATTAACTGGATCAATTACAGGTTCAGCTACCACTGCGGCAGATGCAGGTACTCTTAACGGATTAGCAGGCAGCGCCACAGTTCCGGGTACATCGGTGGCCACTGTAGCAGTGCGAAACAGCAGCGGCAACTTATTAGCAAATCAATTTGTAGGCATAGCTGACAAAGTAGATAGAACATTTCTTGATCGCACAGACGCTAGAGCAGATCCTACATGGTTTGATGGCACCGCCAGCACTCACTATAGAACTGCTAGACTCACAGCCACTGCTTACAGTATAGTAGGCAGAGATGTTAGTGGTAATATTACTGCTAACATTTTTAACGGTACAGCTACCGCAGCTCGATATGCTGACTTAGCAGAGAAATACTTGGCCGATGCAGAATATGAAGCAGGCACAGTGGTTATGATTGGCGGCGAAAAAGAAGTTACAGCATGTGCATGGGGTAAACGTGCAATCGGTGTAGTAAGTACAAATCCAGCATTTATGATGAACAAGGATTTAGCAGGCGGAACATATATTGCTCTAAAAGGGCGTGTGCCAGTTAAAGTGATTGGTCGGGTGAAAAAAGGTGATGATCTAATTGCAACTGACGGCGGTTGTGCAATGATCGCAGTCCCTCACTCCAGCGGTGTGTTTGCAGTGGCTTTAGAAAGCAACGACAACGAAGGCACCAAGATCATTGAGGCATTGGTACTGTAATGACTTCGGGTACAAATATACTGGCATCCCAGTTTGTCACCATACAAGACAAAGCCCAATCTATATTAGGCGCAGGATCTGGCACCAGAGGCTACGGTCAAACTGTACAATCTGCTGATGTGTTTATCGGCAATACTGTAACCAAAGCACAATGGGATGCTCTACGATATGATATTATCAACATTCGATTACATCAAGATGGAGTTGTGCCACTAATCGCTACAGTAAATGTAGGTGATCCTATTGGGTATGGGGTGAGTTCTCCTAATACCAACTATGACATTCTGATGGAACAGGCAATAGCAAATAGATTTAATATCGCTGGAAATCAATCAGTGGTTGCTGCCAAAGGTAATGTTACCTACACCAGCGCATGGAGCACACAAGCTCAGACGGTAGTGACAGTGACATTTTTAACTGCTGCTGATGCAAGATACTTTTTTAACAGCGGCGGAAAAATTAGAGCAGTTTCTCAACTCACAGGTGGTTCAGCTACTCCCCAAGTGAATGCTTGGAAGAATTTTTTAGCCAGTGTAGGCACAGTGTCTTTTGGAGCTGATACAGGGCCATTTGTAAATTTTTATACATTAACTAATTCCTATCAAACGTTTTATACCAACAGTCTCAGTACTCCATATTCCGCTAACAGTTATAGATTAGAAGCCAGCTGTAATGTATCTAATAATTCTTCCGGAACAGCAACACAGGTTTTGATCAGGATCACTCTTTTAGATTCGTATACTGATCCAGTTCCGGCGCCCGTACCTACAACTGGTTTTGTCCCATCGGCTGCAGGATTCCCGCCAGGCGATACAGTAGACGGAACTTTAACAATTTCTGTACAAGAATTAAAAGCATCAGGACAGTTACAGCCAAGTGGAACATTTACAATAACCAGCCCGACGTACTCACTTTCTGCTGTCTCTGCCAGTTAATTAAGTAAATATTCCTATGCCAGCTGTCAATAGCAAGATAATCCAAGCAGATTACAACGATATCAGAAACAAGATGGTAACCATTTTAGGTAGTGGTTCCGGCAATTTCGGATGGGGCCAACAGGCACGAATCAACAGTTCTGCAGTAGCGGAAGGCAACACAGTCACTATCAACGAATGGGCTAACCTTCGATACGATGTGATTAATGCCTACAAACATATCAACGGTTCCAATCCCACCACAGCTCAAGTAGCTGAGGGCAACACCATTAGATATACCTCAAACTTTACACCAGACACCGGCACACTGGATGTGCCACAGAAACAGTATGATGATTGGGCCAACAATATCACCACAAATAGATTCACCGTGGCAGCAGGAGAAAGTGTAGTTACTGCTGCTATATCACAGACAAAAACTGATGCATGGAACGGCACTATAAGTTGTGTGATTGGCTTTTATTTTGGCAGCGCCAACGAAGCTCGTTGGTTTTTCAACAGCGGTGGGCAGATACGAATTAGTGCAGCCAGAACCGGTGGCACAACCAGTGCTCAAAATACAGCATGGTCGAATCTGTTAACAGCGGTAGGCACACAGATTTTTGGAGCAAACACTCCCGGCACAGGTACCACACCCGGTGACGGATTAAATTGGTATCGTTGCACCAGTACATTTCAAACATATTATACCGGCACAGCCTCTAGTCCGTATGGTGCTAACAACATACAGTTACAGGCTCGAGTCACTGACGTTGCTAACAACGCCACAGGCACAGCTGCCTACGGAGAAATTCGAGTGGTATTCACCGACGGATATGTTGATGCAGTAGTAGGAATCCCACCTAGCAGAGCGTTTGGACCAGATAATGTACCGCCAGCTGATTTAGTAGACGGCACACTCTCAGTATCATGTAATCTACGGTATGCAACAGGAATCATGGTCCCCACTAACGCAGTGTTTACAGTGACTCAACCGACGTTAGGTATAGGGGCAATATCAGCTGATTATACACCGCCTGCAGGGTTGGCTACTTACTCGCCGTCGATATTTTTTGACAGTTTGGTGCTTGAGCTTAACACCTATCTCAGTGAGTATACATCACCTATTTCTGGATCTGCGTATAGGTTAGATGGTCAAACCATAGCGGGCTACACAGGCGAGTTTGATCAATATGTGGCCAATGGCAGTGCTCCTGGTCTAGCTGCCCTCTTTCAAGCTCCCGGGGGCAATTGGACTATTCCAGCCAATGATTCAAACTTTTTTAATGACTATGTCAGTAGCTTTGCTGGGTCGGGTCCTACTCCTGGCCCAAGTATTCGATATCAAGTAGCCAAAACTACTACGGTATACGACGGTGATTTTTATGTGAAAACTTTCGGCTACGGTGATCAGGATATTCCAGCCGATCAGCGAAATCCGGGAGTATACGTTTTAAATGATGACCCAGCACCGGATCCAACTGAACCGGTCTACTATCCCGCAGGCAATTATCTTACCAGTCGTCCTCTAACAGCATTTGGTTATCGTCCAGGATCTAACAGAACCGTAGGTTGGGGTAAAACTGGGAGATGTGCGCCAAACAGTACGCAGACAGTGGCTGTCGGATTTATCTATGAAAATGCCACAGTCAACACATTCCAAGTGTATGCATATCGAAGATTTTATTATGCAGGCGCACAAAATGTATGCGATCTATATCTGCTGATAGGGCATCCTAGATGGAACTCAGTGTTTGGGACTGTAACATATTCAGCTACTGATTTCGGCCAACAACAATCTGCGCAATTGAAAGCGAGTGGCAGCACAAATATATTAGCTGTGACAATGCTATTAAGCAGCGGTGCTGCTGATATCCCAGTAGGACAACTTCAATCTGTAGTACAGAATCTAACCTTCCGAATGAGGCGATTCTTCTATTTTTAATTCAGCACATACCTACTCCTATAAATAAACTACGCAGTTTATATTAGGAGAATGTATGCAACAGCAGCTGAAAGCAGCTTTGGATTTTGCCAATTATCAACAGACTTTTTCTATCCAGAAAAAAATCCTCAAAGAAAGATCCGAAGCCAAACTCAACTATGGCCACAGTGGTGGTATATTTCGCATTGACAGAGATCTGTTAACCTTTGTAGAAATGCTGTGCGCCAAAGGCAGACTCACAGACATAGTACTGCTCGACGTTAACCAAAATCCCGTGTTGATCAGTGATGTACAGACATTCTGTGATGAAATATTCAGCAGATATTTTGAAGTCACTAATGAATATTTCGCTCAATATCAGCAGATCAAAAAAAGCAGATCTGTGGAAAAATTAATACAGTCATGACCAAAGGCATTTTGATCTATGCGTATAACAATCGCACAGTGGATTATGCTTTGCTCAGCATAATCAGCGGCGGCCTAGCCAAAAAACATCTTGAGGTGCCAGTGAGTTTGATCACTGATGCTACTACTATTGATTGGATGAAACAGAGTCTAGTTTTTGATTTAGCCAACACTGTATTTGACCAGATCATATTGACTGAAAAACCACAAACTGGAAATCAACGATTTCTCAGAGATGGCATTGACGGACAGATGGTTCCGTTTACCAACACCAATAGACATTCAGCTTGGGAGCTGACTCCATATGAACGAACACTGTTGATCGACAGTGATTATTTCATACTATCTGATAACCTCAACAGCTATTGGGATGTTGATCAAGACATCATGATAGGGGAATCTATCAACGATATTTACAGTCAACACAGATTAGGATATCTCGATGTCAACATTTCCGAAACCGGAGTAAAACTATATTGGGCCACCACAGTGATGTTCACTAAAAATCCTGCGTCTAAACTGTTTTTTGACACAGTGGAGTATGTCAAACAAAATTATCTATATTATGCTGACGTGTTTAGATTCGATCACAGACAGTTTAGAAACGACATTGCCTTTAGTGTTGCTAAACATCTGTTAGATGGGTTTGAAGAATCTGCATTAGGCAGACTGCCAGCGGTATTATCAGCGTTAGACAAAGACATTTTATACGAAGTTGATGGATCTACATTGAAATTTTTAGTTGACTACAAATTAGACAATACATATTGTGCTGCTGCTGTTCGCGGATTAGATATTCATATCATGAATAAACAAAGTATTGTGAGACACAAACAGCAGTTATTGGAGATGATATGAATTTTGGATATCTCCTAATAGTTGCAGAACATGACACAGTTGATTATCTCAGCATGGCCTATGCCCTTGCACTCAGTATCAAGAACACTCAAAAGCCAGGCTACGACAAAGTAGCATTGGTAATAGATGATCAATCGAAATTACAAAAACTTAAAAGCCCGTGGGTGTTTGATCATGTTATAGAATGGAACCAAGAAACATTTTGGGACGGACGTAGCTGGATGGATCAGCTGACCCCGTTTGACCACACTGTATGTTTGGATGCTGACATGTTATTCATGCGAGATTATAGTCATTGGATTGATTATCATATTGAAAACTCCCAGCTGTATATTGCCAACAAGGTTCATACATATAGAGCACAGATAGTCACCGATAGAACTTACCGCAAATGCTTTGATAAAAATCATCTGCCTGATGTATATTCTATGTGGACATTTTTCGCTAAAGATTCTCAAATGGTTCGAGAGTTTTTTGACCTGGGCAGACACATTATTAAAAATCCTGTGGAGTTTGCCAATGTGTTTTTGTCAGAATACAAACCCAAGGTTGTAGGCACAGACGAAGCGTTTGCTCTAGCAGCAAAAATCCTGGACATATCGGATCAAATAGCATATCCATTAGAGTTTCCTAGGATTGTTCACATGAAACCCATGATACAGAACTGGCCTTGGCCTGCAGACACTTGGAGCAATCATGTGGGATTTTATCTTGACAAAAAAGCACAATTAAAAATTGGCAATTACCAACAGCATGACATTGTACATTACGTAGAAAAAGATAAAATCACCGATGAAGTCATTAACATCTTAGAGGAAATAGCATGGAAACTATAGAAACCATAGAAGATTTTGAAAAATGGATAGCGGAGTATAAGCCCGCACCTACGGTTTACGCCGCAGTGTTTGACCCCACTACTGGCAAGGTTATTAGCATTGGTCCCGATTATGCTTTTCCCAACGAAATCAATAAGGTCGTTGTAGATAGTCATTTAGCTGAATCTATAATCAATGCGGAGATACAGATAGAAAACTGCATGATAGACATCAGCTCAGGAAATTTAGAAATTGCAGAATTGAAAACTTTAATCAAGCTCGATGATGTACTGCATAGAATTATTTCAACAGAATATTCCGCAGTCACAAAACCGGATGTATACTTAACATACACTAAACGAACTAAAACATTAAAAATACAATTGTCACAGGAATTCGGCGGAACAAAAAAATCAAAGACTGAAGGCCAACGAAGAAACTTTGTCTGGGATGGCAGCACTGAAATGAATTTTTTAATCACCGCATATAACGATCCTAACATATTGTATCAGAATCATGTTATCACGATCAATGATCTTATCGGTAAGACTGTGACGGTGAAAAATATTGACTTTGACCAGTTCAGTGTATATACAAGACGATTGTTTAAAAATTACGTGATAGAATATAAATGAAAACAGTAGAATTTGATGTAGTTTTTTTAAGCTACGACGAACCTAATGCAGATCTTCACTATGCTGATCTCTGCGCCAAGGTGCCTTGGGCCAAGCGTATTCATGGAGTAAAGGGCAGTGACCATGCTCACAAAGCCGCAGCTGAATTATCAGAAACAGATTGGTTCATCACAGTGGATGCAGATAATATTGTTGATCCTTCATTTTTTAATTTAGATCTCAATATGGACGATCCTAAGATACAGGTATATGGCTGGTGTGGTCGCAACAGTATTAACGGTTTACGCTACGGCAACGGCGGATTAAAAATCTGGAAGAAAGATTTCGTCCTTAACATGAAGACTCATGAGAACTCGGATAGCGAGCGAGGTCAGGTAGATTTTTGTTGGGAAGATGGATATCGCAATTTTCCCAGAGTTTACAGTGAAAGCGTTATCACAGGATCACCGTTTCAAGCGTGGAGAGCAGGATTCCGCGAAGGTGTTAAGATGACCTTACTTGACGGAGTACGTGTACCACCTCAAGAAATTCGAGAACAGATTTGGTGGCATAATATTCATAGACTGCGTATGTGGTCCACAGTTGGTGCTCATGAAGAAAACGGTATGTATGCAGTCTATGGTGCTAGATTAGGCACATGGTTGGCAAATTGCACTGAATGGAATTATGTAGAAGTGCGAGATTTTGAAATTCTTAGAGGTATCTGGGAGCAGTA